AAAATTTTAGGTTAGCAAGAATAATCTAAATTAACTTAATCTTATAATAAATATTATGTTAAATAAAGTATGTGTGTATATAATACTCATAGACGCAGAGTCTTTGGCAAGAGTCTATTCTTTGGGGGAGGGGAGAGCAAGAACTTCTTCGTAGTCTTTGTGTAAAATCTCAATCCATCCTGATTCAAAATCAACCCATCTTTTCTGTATTTCCAAGTGCGCAATTTGTTTATCTTCTACCATTAAAGAATCTAATGCGGCTTTGGTTAAGTTGTCTATGTCAGGTTTGGATTGGTGGAATCTGCCGTGATGTAATTTCTTTTTTTTCTTTGACCAAGAAGGTGGTACTGGAATAAAAAAAGTTATGGAAGCTCCTATTGGGGGAAGGATAAATTGTTTGGCTTTGGCTTCGGCTAAAAGGTCAACTTTGTACTTGTTGTATTTTTCTAATCGGAGTAGTCTGCTTAAACCGGAGGGGCGTAGTTTTTCTCTTGGGATTCTAAAGAATATGGAATCACCTTGAGTTGCCCTAACGTGGGTTTGAGGGGTTATGTTAAGTATTACTTTCTTTTGCATTAGTTCTATCTTTTACAGCTTTTAACAGAATAAATTCTACTGTCTTTGTTACCGACCATTTTTTTCTTTCAGCCAATTTTACAAGTTTCTCGTGAACTTCTGGGGTTAAATAAATTGTTGTACGCTTCATAGTGAATCATTTTGATGCAAGATACATCATGTTATAACATTTTCCAAATAATTAGTGTAACGTTACGCTTTACAAAGTTTTCTATTAGGAAACAAAAAACCTCCTTTTTAGGGGAGGCTTCGCATAAGAAATTGAACACTTTTATCTGATATTCTTTATGTAATTGGCTAATTGTTCGTCCTTTCTTAAAACATTATCTCTCAAATCCAAAACCCTTTTACCGTATAATGGATTCTTCCTCATGTCAATACCTTCTTTTGGTAATGGAACTCCGTATATGCTTTGCATTGCAAAACCGTGATATCCCTTTTCTGTATTAGGTGTAATTTTTCCCAACCCGTTGTACGTTTGCATTCTTAATGCTGGGTCTTTTATTCCTAGTTTATCAGCATATTTCATCTTGGACATATAAGCTCTCGCAAACATATCGTATTCGTCACTAACGCCTTCTTCCTCTGTTTCCATTTTTGTTGGGATGTCGTTTATTATCTCATTATCTGACATTTTTATTTGTCCTAATCCTTCTCCTTTTCTATTTAACCCTGTTTCCTGAAGTGATACTGATAATAAATCGTATGGGTCTAAATTGTATCTTTTAGCTGCTTTTACTATTCCGTATATATCTTTTGAAGGATACTTTCCGCTTACTAAATCCCTGTTTGGGTTTATTGCTTTACCTGTTGTGGCGTTTACTTTTCTATTATCTTTTAATTCGTAATCTCTTGGCATTACAAGTCCTTTCTTTGCAACCGGTGCTGTAGGTGTAACGCTAAATACTTTTTTAAGAAAATCCATTATTGGATTGCCTTCGTTTTCGCTATGAATTGTTTCTGATATTGCGTCTAACTCTGCCATTAAGATTTTTTATGTCTATTTGCAAACATTCTTGCTTGTGCAATTGAACTAAATCCCCACGCTTTTAATGCTAATGCTTTCCTTGTAGGTTCACCATTTGGTTTTTTCATTGCGCCTTTCATTCCGGCAAATCTTGCAGCAAAAGAAACCCTGCGTGGATTGACACCTGACTTTACTGGGGCTTTTAGGTTACCTCCGGTTTCGGCATTATATGATGCTCTGCCTTTTTCGTTCAGTCCTCCTTTCGGATTTTTGCCTTCTGCCCTTGTCCAAGCTGGTGTCTTACGCATTACTTTTTTTCTTTTGCTTTAATCTTTTTTTCTTGCTCAAGCATTTCTTTTGTTGGCTTTTTACCTGAACCTGATTTAGCTCTGATATTATTCCAAAGGCTATTCGCAACTCCTAGTTTGTTTAATTTCCCTTTCATACCACTAAATTAAGGATTTCCTAATATATTTGGTTCATTTTTTGTATCAATTATATCAATAAGTGGCTTTCCACCGGTGTCTATTATTTCAACTTCTTCTCCGGCAAGCATAGCGTCTATTGTTTCCTCTATGATTTCTCGCTGTTCTGGGGTCAATAGGGCAACTTTCTCGTTAATGGCGGGTACTGCAAAGACATCGCTTAAAATCTCCTTCTTTATGCCATCTCTGACCGATTGTGTTATATGCGGATGGGTTATGGTATCCTTAAATATCCAATTAATCTTGTTTACATGGCTTAAAAATAACCTAGCGCCACTTGATTCAGGGTATTGTCTAATAAAATCATCGTAATGTTCTTTTGCCATCTTTAGATGCTGAATAGCACTTACTATGTTTGCTCCGTTCATTTATTAAAGTTTAAATGCTTGTATTCTAGTTCTTGTAAAAATGTTCTCGCTTTGAGAACTTTTGCTTTTGCCTTTTCAATCAATTCTTCATTTCTATAAACAGGAAATAAAAGTATTCTTTCTTCTAATGGAGCGTTTGAGAATATCATATTTCTTTCTTTCTCGTTCCATTCTTTTATAAACTCTGGTGACTCTTCGCTAACAACATCCATTTTTCTTAATAAAGAATACTTTGCAGAATTTCTAATATGCTCCGGAGTGTCAATCAAGCAATAAGCAACGCAAGCTTTATCTAATCCTAATAAATCCATATATCCATTTACCTGCGCCTCGTATGTTGAATCTAATTTATCAGGTATGTTTGAAAGGAATGTAATCCAATCCCAGCTTGACTTTGTATCATATACTATTTCGTCAATAACATCAGGAGTACCTATAAAAAAATCATTACTAAATACTTCAGTATTTTTACTTAACGGTCTTTTTATTGTAAGTGATAACATATCTATTGCTTCAGGCTCTACTGTATTACCCTTGTCTGTGTATTTGTTATCAATCTCTTTTTTAAATCCGTATTTTTTATTAGCATACACTTCTATCAAATGCGTCTTTGCTGTTTTAGAAAGTTCGCCAGATTCTTTATCTGCCTTTGATATAGGTTCGGTTAATAATTTACCAATGCTACTGCAATGGATTAGTGTGTTAAAAAATTCCATTATTTTATGCTTTTTAGTTTTTTGTTATAATGTTCTAGTAATTCCGGATTGCTTTTTGACATCAGCTCCCAAGACTTTAGCTCTGCTCTTGTTTTACAAGCATCTATAAATTCTTTAGTTTTTTCAGTTAATGTTTTCTTTGATTGGGTTGGAATAGTTTCTACTTCAATTTGGTCTTCATAGAAATAACCTAAATCTTTTAGTTTTGCTACATTTTCTTTATGATATTCTTCAACTAATGATTTAGCAGCTTCTAGGGCTTCTTTGGCATCTTCTCCGGCGTTAATAGCCACCTCTACGCCAATCTTTTCTGAAGCGTAATTTCCTAAATTAAATGTTCTTTGATAATTGATTACTTGGATGTGCATAGCAGTTGTGTGTTTTAAAAAATTGGCAGCAATCTCATCATTAATTGTCTTTCTTTTTTATGAAAGAGCTTAAGTGTAGAAATTGCGTACCAATTAGGGGATTTTGATTTTTAGTTGAAGCCTATCTAACTCTTATTACTTGTGTTGTGTTTTCAATGACTTTTATCTTAAAGATTTTGTCTTTGTGTTCTTTTTTTCTTTTTAGATTTGAAACCATTACAGCAATAGATTTATATGGGTTAGTAAATTCAATAATTTCATTCACTTCTAGCGTAGAAACTTTACTAGAAACTGAATCTGGGTTAATGTGTCTTGCCATTTTTGATAATTTTTAACAAAGTTAAGTTAATTATTTTAAATTAAAAAACTATTTTTAAATTAATTTTGTTGCCTAATAGGGAAACTTTTGTTACCAAAACGGGAACTTTGTTTCTTATCTGCATGAATATTCTGAAAAATTCATGCAATAGTTTATAAATTGGCAATATATGTCTAGTTTTTGATACTAAAAACTTGACAAATTCGGAAGTGAAACTCGGACAATATCCGAATTAGTGTCACTAATTTATATAAATATGTGACAAAGTAAGGGGTAATTCGGTTATATCTTGTAACATATAAAAGGTAAAAATGTTACAAAATAGGTGCAAATGAATATAAATGGGCGCAAAGTAGTAATAATACTACCCTAATAGCAAAAAATGTAAACTCTGCAAGTTTTGATATTATAAAATCTTGTTGTACCTAAATTATAAAGTCAAGCTATTAGTTGACAACACCCCTTCCTGTTGTCAAGTTATTACTTTACTCAATGGAGTGAGTAATTTTACTCAATCAATAAATATTCATATATCAATCAAAATGAGCCGTAAATGAGCGATAAGCGGCTCAATATTGAGCGATAAAGTGCCTTATAAAGCACAAAGCATATCAGAATGTGCATTTTATGACGCATTATGCACTCATTAGTGTCAAATAATGCACTTTATGGTGGATATTTTCATCGCAAATCCGCCAAACCCTTATAAACATTCGCTTTAGCGAAAAAATTTTCCAGAACACTTGGAGATAGGGGGGGTAACGCTACAGAAACGGGGCGGGTCAACCAAAAGGGGAACTCAAGCAAATCAAGGTACGGGGGGTCGGGTTTTGGTTTTCGGATTCGGTTTATATGGCGTAGTAATGATTGAGGGTCGGGGTGTCATGCAAAGCAGTATGGTATTGGGTTTCCTATGTGGCGGTGGTAAGGTAGTGAGCGGATTAACCATGCACTTATCACCTAGGGTAATGGGGTATACTATGTATGTGCTAGCCTATCTATATGGTGCTATATGTGGGGTGTTATGGTATTGGTAAGGATGTAGGTATTAAGTTAATTTTGTAGCTACATTTCAAAAAAAATTATGTTAATTTTGTAGCTACAATTCAAAAATTATATTAACTTTGTAGCTACAATTTAAAAATTTAAAAAAAACACTATGGATTTAGAATTAATTTTACAAACAGCAGCGGAATGTTTAGCTCTTAAACCAGATTTATCTCAAAAAAATCCTGATGGCTATGATAAGGCTATTTTAGGATTAACTGACAATGGGCAATTGGTTTATTCAAAGGAAATTATGGTTGAACTTTTAAGAGAAGAGGATAAAGAGCTTTCAGAAGAAGATGCTTGGGAGTTTCTTGAATTCAACACATTTTGTGCCTATGTTGGCGAACAAACTCCCATTTTCGTAAATACTTATTAATTTATGGCAAAAAGCAAACCAATTGGAGTAAGATTTGACTTGGAAAAGTTAGAATTAATCCAAAAAGAACAAAACTTGGCATCACCTCAAGCGGTGGTAAATTATTTTTTAGATGGGTATAAAAGTATTGATTTTACATATGGCGTCCCTAATGTTTTAGCTAAAAGAGGCGCACCATTTAAAAATATGCCTCCTTATGACAAAAACAGCCCAAAATCAGAGGTTAGTTCCAAATTGGAACAAATACCAGTTGAAAACCAAAAAACGCCTCCAAAGGGCTTAAAAGGGCTAGATTTAATTATTTGGAAATCTGAAAATTTGTAATAAAATATATAAAAAAATACTACTTTTACAAAGTTCTGTGTTTTTTTGATTGATTTTTTAGTTGAAGCCCTCCTTTTTAGGAGGGTTTTTTATTTGTTTTGGTTATAGGTTTGGTTATAATATTCTTCTGCTTCTATATCTGTTGCACCACCAATATAATTACAAGATTTCGCTGCATCCATTATCTGCTCTTTTTCTATTTCAAGCATAGAATTGTAATGTTCTAATGGTATATTATAACCATCTTTTTTTAATTCATCTAAAAATTGCATCATTATTGTTTTCATAATATTGGTTTGTTATAGGTTTGGTTGTAGTACTCCCATGCTTTATCTATATGTCCTACATCCGCATGATGCCCATCATTAAATGCTTTTACTATCTGCTCTTTTTCTTTTATAATTAAAGATTTAGCATAGTCAATAGTTCCTTCTATTGCACCACACGCTTGTAGCATTTCTGCATTAGATAGTACTTTATATCTTAATTCTAAATCTTCTAACATTAGTTGCATTGCTGTTTTCATAGGTTATTTGTTTTGGTTATTATTTTTAATATAAAATAGTATTGAATATCCAAATATTATTTTGCCTCTATAACCATATCTCCTTGAAAAAAGAGCATCTTCAGCTTTAATAATATCAAAGTAAAACAACTTATTATTTATGCAAAATATTGGCTTATACAATTCTTCTAAATCTTTTATTTTAACTTTTCGCATTGGTTTACCATCTTTATATACTAATTGTTTCATAGGTTATTTGTTTTGGTTATAGTATTCAATTAATATTTGTGGTATTTTTCTTTTTTCTTCTTCTGCAACATTTGGATATATCCTTATAAATTTTTCTATTATTTCATCAAAGCAATTCATATCTATAAGGTCAATAACACTATTATCAAAATTAGTATGGCAACTATTACCCCAAAAACAAAGCTCAACCCAATTGTCTGGATGCGTGGCTACTGAAGGGAATAATCTTTTTGGCAATATATGTGCTATGCTATAATGAAACTTTTCATCATCTTTTTTTGATGATGGATTATTGCAATTAGAACATACACCCTTCATTTCTTTTCTTCTTTCCTTAAACCAATCCCATAATTGCTCTTTATCTTCTTTTATATTTTCGTGCCTATGTTTTATAATTCTATTAGCCGTATCCTCAAGCGTTGCGTGTTTTTTACACCTGCTCTTGCTAAAATTATAATCATAACAACCACATTTTAGTTGTTTTTTCTTAACTATTATTGTGCTATATGCCATTTTGTTTGTTATTTGCTATATCGTTTAGTAATCTTGTTAATGGTATTAAAAATCCTTTGGAAGTATTATTATCACCTCCATTTTTAAGGAATAAGTTTTGTTTAAAATAAACCCTACAAACATCCTTTAAGGCTTTAGTTGGAAATATTAATGACGAATCAAGTTCGCTCATTCTGTAAATCCAATAGTCTGCAGTGGTGGTTGCTAGTCCACTAGGTTTATCTCTTGACTCGTATTCAATAAATAAATTTCCTGTCTTATGTATCATTCTATCATTTTTTACTTCTATAAGTTTACCATTAGAAAACAATTCATTTACCCAATCTTCGGCTTTTTCTCCAAAGTTTAAATCGTGCGTAAAACTAGATGAGTATTTCATAAGTTATGTGTTATATGCAAAAGTAATTAATATAATTAAATAAATAAAAAATATTTTTCAAAAAATAAATTTTGCAATTAAAAATAAAGTTCATTACTTTGCCTTTCAATCAAAATTATTTATGAAAAACTCAAATGTCAAAGACGAGATTCTTCTCTATCTTGAACAGGAAGAACGACCATTAGCTTGGCTTTCAAGGAAAACAGAAATACCATATCCAACACTTTATTCAATTTTTATTCAAAGGATAATGAACCTTTCTGATAAAAATTTGGCTACAATTAACAAAGTGTTAGACACTGATTTTATTAACGATTAATTACAAAAAGATGGCTAAAAGATTTACCGACACTGAAAAGTGGAAGAAGCCCTTTATAAGGGGCTTACAAGGGGCTTATAAGCTCCTTTGGTTATATATCTGTGATGACTGTGACCATGCAGGTATTTGGCAAGTTGATATGGAAGTTGCTGCAATAAGAATTGGTGAAAAAATAGATATAAAAGAAGCAATTAAAAGTTTTGATGAAAAAATTATAATTATTGATAAAGGCAATAAGTGGTTTATACCATCTTTTTTAGAATTTCAGTACCCATCTGGTTTAAATTCAGACAATAGAGCGCATAACTCTGTAATCATATTGCTTGAAAAATATAATTTAAGAATATCTAAAGATAAGCCCCTTATAAGCCCCTCGGAAGGGTCTATGGATATGGATATGGTTAAGGATATGGATAAGGATATGGTTAAAGCAGAAAAAAAAGTAAAATTTAAAGAAAATATTTTATTGACACAAAAAGAACATTTACAGCTTGTTGCAGAATTTGGCGAAAAGCATGTAACTGATTTTTATGAATACTTGGCAGCGTATAAAATAGAAAAATCGTATAAAACAAAATCAGATTACCTAACTATCAAGAGATGGGTCGTAGATGCCATTTTAAAGCAAAATAAGACAGCTTCTCCCAAGATTGGTAATAAGTATCAGAACGAATTAGAAACCGCTAGAAACGCCTTTAAACCAATATAAACGATGATTACCATTTTTAAGAACATTTTTTCCAAGGAACCAAATTACATTTCTGTTGAAGCTGCGTTAAAAAGAATACAGCAGGGTAAAAGTAAAACAACCGTAGAGGAAATTAGAAAAACGATTGATAAGGAGAAAGCAAATAAGATAAAATTAAACCTTCCGTCTATTTGCTTTAGTGGAAAATTTGGAGCAGATAGAACTGATGCCCAATTAATTCAGCATAGCGGTTTTGTTGTGCTTGATTTTGACAATATCTTTGAATTAAGGGAAAAGCAAACTGAAATCATATCAAATCCCTTTGTTTATGCTTGTTGGATTAGCCCTTCTGGAAATGGATTGAAGGCATTGGTAAAAATAGCTAATGGGGCAAAGCATAGAGAACACTTTCAAGCTTTACAAGAAGTTTTTCCCGAAATTGACCGAAGCGGGATTAATGTAAGCCGAGTTTGTTATGAGAGTTATGACACCGAAATTTACATAAACGAAAATGCTGAAGTATTTAAGAAAATTAAGAAAACAGAGAAGGTTGTCGTTTATGAAAAGAATGATGATGACGAAAAGATTTTTAAAAATATTGTCACTTGGCTTTCAAATAAAAATGAGGCTTTTGTAACCGGAGAAAGAAATAATTTCATTTTTAAATTAGCATCCGCTTGTTGCCGTTTTGGAATTAATGAAATGACCGCTAATTCAATGATTCATAGCGAGTTTTTGACTAATTCTGAATTTACAAAAAATGAGGCTAATAGGGCAATCCGTTCGGCATACAAAGCTAATTCGGGTAATTTTGGTAGCGCATCTTTTGATAAAGAAATATTGGTAGATAAGGTTTCAAGGAGGGAAGTTGAAGTTGAAAAAGCAGTATTTGATGAAGGGTTAAAGTTGAAAGATGTTATTTACGGAATTGATGTAAAGGAGCAAGCTTTAAAAATTTATGATGAAGGGTATGCTAGAGTTGATGGTATTGGAGTTCCTGAATTAGATGAAAGATTTAAACCAAAGAGAGGGGAAATTACCGTACTTACAGGAATAGGAAACTATGGTAAATCTTCATTTAAAAAATGGTATCAAGCTATGAGGATAATGTTGTACGGGGAGAAGTTTGCTACATTCTCGCCAGAAGATAATCCGCCTGAAGAATATTACCACGACTTTGTTGAGATAATATTAGGATGTGATTGTAGTCCTGCCAATCCACACAGACCAAGTAAGCAAGTGTATGAGTATGTTTACGATTTAGTTTGTCATCATGTATTTTATGTTTACCCAAAGGATGTGTCACCTACTCCTCAATACATAATGGAAGTATTTTTAGAATTAATTGTCAAGGAGAATGTTGATGGTGTTGATATTGACCCGTTTAACCAATTGACAAACGAATATCAAAAGTTTCAAAGAAGTGATAAGTATTTGGAGTGGGTATTGTCAGTGTTTTCAAGATTTTCTCAAATAAACAATATTTTCTTTTGGATAATTGCGCATCCAACAAAAATGCAAAAAGCAGCCGATGGTAACTATCCATGTCCTGATGTATTTGATTTAACCGATGGAGCTATGTGGAATAATAAGATGGATAATATCCTTGTGTATCATAGACCATTTGCGCAAACAGACCCGCAAAACCCATCATGTGAATTTCATAGTAAAAAAATAAGAAGGCAAAAGATTGTTGGTAAAAAAGGCTTTATTTTGTTCCAAATGTTTTTCCAAACTAGAAGGTTTTTATTTAATGGATTAGATTCATTGCAGAAGATTATAAACGATAAAAATATAATTTTAAGACCAGATGTGGCAGTTCAAAAGACATTTGATAATTGGGTACCTTATAAGGATGACAACGGAGAAGATGTAAATTTTTAATATAAAAACAAAAACAATGATTAGAATTTCTGTAATCGGAAGATTAGGACAAGACGCAGTCGTAAACAATGTCAATGGTAAAAGTGTAATTAATTTTTCAGTAGCTTACAGTGAAAAATTTAAAAACCAACAAGGAGAAGATACCGAAAGAACAACTTGGGTTTCTTGCGCCTACTGGACAGATAAACTTAATGTATCCAACTATTTAAAGAAAGGAACGCTAGTTTATACAGAAGGTAAGCCTGAAGCAAAGTCTTATCAAAACAATAAGACAAACGAAACCGTTCCTCAATTACATTGTAGAGTATCAACAATACAATTATTATCAAGTAGTAATAAAGAAGAAAACAATTTTTAATGTATATTCACGAACTTAAAAATATTATAGATGTCGAAACCCCTCTTGGTAAAGGAAAAGCAATCGCTTGGATTGACTACGGAACCGAAATCAACACTGTTTGGAAAGTCATATTACAGCACAACGGTATGGTTAGGAACTTTTACGACACAGACATACTTGTTTACCCCAATAAAATGGACGGCGGGGAATTAGATAAAGATTATTTCAAAAACAAAAAATAATGGCAAAACTAACCAATTCATCCAAAGTTACATTTGGAACAAAAAAATCAGGGAGAGCAAAAAAATCTTACAATAAAAGTAATCCAAGACCAAAGGCTTACCGAGGTCAAGGGCGTTAATTAATTAAAAAACACAAAAATTAAATTAAAAATGAAATTTAAACCATTAAACAAAAGGGTATTAGTAAAGCTTGACGAAGCAAAAATGCAAACAGATGCGGGAATCTATCTTCCGCAAACAGCTCAAAATGATTTTTCAACAGGCAAGGTAATTGCTGTTGGAACTGAAGCTGCGCTTGTTAAAGAAGGCGATAGAATAATGTTTGCCCATAGCGTAGGGGTAGATATTGAAGTAGATGGGGAGAAGTTAAGGCTAATCCCAGACGAAAGTTATATTGACGCTGTGATTTAATTTAAAAAAATGCCTTCAAAATTTTTGGGGGCATTTTAATTTTTAATAAATAAAAAAGTCTAATTTTATGCCATATATGCAAGCACAACCGGTAAATCATATTTTTTTAAGTTTAACAAAGCCTATTCAAGATACAATTAAAGTAGGTGATTTAGAGTTATACCTTGACGGGTCGTATAGACCTGAATGGAACGCTACAGTAGTAGGTGAAATTTATGGATTGCCAAAAAATCCAAAAGGAGATAATTCCAAAGTTGTTTCTAAATTAAAAAATGGAGATAAAGTTTTATTTGATTATTCCGTAGTTGCAGAAAGAAAATTTGAATCAGATGGAGGAAGTTTTACGGAAATAACAAAAGATAGCCCTTATTATCAAAAGTTTACAAATGGCAAAGGAGAAAGATTACTTATTGTAGCAATGCCGGGGAAGATAACTCATATTTGGGTAGGCACATTGCATGATAAAAGAGGTAATTTTGTTGACGGATGTCAAGGTTCTGAACATGATTTAAGTAGATGGAAGTCTCAATTTAGTTTTGGAGAAACGCAAAAGTTCTTATTTAAAAACTTAATTGACATAAACGATAAAGATGTTTGGAAGGCTGACTACAGGGACATTTATGCTAAAATAGTTAAGGATGAACTTATAACAGTTGGGGATAGGGTTATTTTAGAACCAATTGATGAAAACATACCAAAAGATGTAATTAAGCAAATGGGTATTGTTGATACTATTGAAGCAAAAGTTAGACTGGGGGATAGGGCAAAAGTTTTGTCAGCGCCAGATGATTCTAACTTAAAAAAAGGAGATATAATTGGTTTTGAACCACAATATCTTGAGAAATACGAATACGGAGATAAATCTTATTATTTAATAAAATCCCATAGAGCATTGGGAATTTGGGAGGAAAATTAATATGGCATACAATTTAAACGAGATATATAATTTCATGGTCTTTATTGTGCGTAAAGAAAGAGGTGTATTTGTTACAATACCGGAATTTGAGTCAACACTTGATAACGCACAAATAGAAGCTGTATCAGGCTGGTTTGAGCAGTATGGCGCAACGCAAAAGATTCATGACGCAATTAGAAAGCTTCGTTCACAAGTTCAATTTACTTCTGCGTCAGACGGGCAGGTTGATTTCGCTTCTGATTATTTACATATGATTGGGGGCGCATATACCGTTACAGGGAGTAGTGTAAATCCAGTAAGATTTGTAAACGAAGACGAAATAGCATTAGCTTTAAAAAGTCAATTAAGACCTGTAAGCACATCGTTACCAATAGCAAAGGATACGGCAACCGGATTCCAAATATATCCACAAGTTACTCAAACCGGTTTTTATAATTACTTGAGAAGACCGTTAAAGCCTGTTTATGGATATACCACTTCTGGAAGAACAATAAATTACGACAACGCTACAAGTACACAATTAGAATTTACGGATGTTTATATTAATAATATTATTTCAATAGCATTAAAGTTTTGGGGCATTAATATGGCTGAACAAGACATACAGGCATTTGCACAAAATCAAACGCAAGAAACTAAATAAAAATGGCTAATAGCACTAAATACCTTTTGGCTGAACAAGTACAAACCCGACTAGCCGGCGGATTCAGGGATGCAAGTCAACCTGTACAAAATGTAGATATAGTTAAAGCGATAGAACAAATTATCAACTCTATGTTTCAAATGCAGTATTACAATGCTACATTGCCAACAGGAGAAACTATTCCAGATAATTTAATGATAGCTTTTTATGAAAATATACCTGTAACAACTCTTGGCGATAAATCGCAAGCCGAACTACCAATTATTCCAATTTCTTTACCAAGAAATATGGGTGTTTATAGAGTTACAGACGATAAAGATAATGATTTTATTCCTGTCCCATTAGGGCAAGGAGCATTGTTGAGGGCTGATAAGTTATTGAACGATTTGTTGGGAAATGTTTGGTTTGAAATAAGAAAAAACATTGTTATTTTTTCAAAAGATATTTTATTGCTTGGCATTGATACGGTGAATATGTATTTGATTGTAATGGATATATCATTGTACTCAAACACTGACCCATTACCAATACCTGCAAGTATGGAAGAAGAAATTGTAGAGAAAGCGTTTGCTAAATTTGCTACAGTCATTCCTGAAACGGGCATAGTTAACAATTATAGTTCAGCAACACAAAAAATTAATTAGAAATGACTACAGCAAGTTTAGATTATATAGTTAAAAATTTCCTTTTAAAAAAAGGATACCCATTGCATTGGTATATGCAATTTATGGTTTACGCATCAGATTGTCTTCGTGATATAACATTTGACGATTTGCGTGTTATAAATACAAAAATACTTCCGGTAAATCAGGCTATTAATACAGCAGAATTACCTGAAGATTATCAGGATTATGTTAATGTTAGCGTTATGGTTGGGCAAAGAATACGACCATTAGTGCCTACTTTAACATTAAACCCATTAACAAGTTTAGATACAAATAGCAATTTTAACCCACAAGATTGGACAGATAACTTAACGCCTCCGGATTCAAACAACGGACAAGCTCAATTGTATTATGGCGCATTGCCGTATGCTCAATGGTTTACGGTTCATTATAATGATTTTGGTGAAAATATTGGTAGATTTTTTGGTTTAGGTGCAGGGTATCAAGAAGATACTTTTCAAGTTTTTAAAGAAAGAAATCAAATCCAAATAGACCAAAAATTATATGTTGAAAATGTAGTATTACAATATATTTCAGATGGTCAGTCAGCAGATGCTGCAACATTAGTAGACCCTTATGCAATAAAAACAATTCAAGCATATATTGACTCTCAATTGAAGGCTCATAATAGAAATTATAATATGGGTGAAAAGCAATTATCGCAAAATGAATACATTCGTGAAAGAAAGATATTGAGAGCAAGAAAAGCTGATTGGAGTGTTGAAAAAATTAAGAGGATTGTACAAAAGAATACAATGGCAGCGCCTAAATCATAATAGAAATGTTAAGAGATAAAAAATTATTTACTGGCGGAACGAATCAAGATGACTCATTGCATTTATTGGATGATGCTCAATACTTGAGGCTAATGAACGGGCGTGTTGGGATTACTCAATATGGTAAAAATTACCGTGTAGAAGGCGTACCCGGAACTACCTCCATAACGCAATCGGTGTATCCTCCTTATGGAACAAATATATGTATAGGAAGCTGTGTAGACATTGAAGGTCAAAGATTAATTTGGTTTGTATATAATACATTTGATGACCATGGAATTTATGCATTTGATTTTGCAACTTCTACGACATATGCTGTATTATATGATAGTCAGGTTCAGGGCGGATTAAATTTTAATAAAAATTACAGGATTGATAAAAATTGCAAGGTTAATCAAGGGTTACTTTATTGGACAGATAATTATAACGAACCTAAAAAGATTAATATTGATAGCGGTATAAAATTAAATTACCCGTCATATAATACTGATGCTAGAGCCTACACAAGTTTAACTGACTCTTATGAGATTATGTTAATAAGAAGACCGCCCGTGTACGCTCCTTCAATAGTAAAGCAATACGACAACCAATTTATAAATAATTTTATAGCAAATCGTTCTTGGTTATTTGCGTGGCAATATGTTTATTTTGATGGAGAAGAAAGCGTTCTTGGTGAATTTTCAGTTGCTTCTATGTTAAATCTAGTAGAGTTAGGTGTGCCAGAGTTATATAATCATATATATTGTACTTTAAATCTATTAGAAAAAATACCACAAACTGCAAGAATAATAAGACTTGTTGCTAAAGATGAACTTACCAATTCGGCAAATGTAATTAAGACATTTGATAAATTAATAGACGAACAACCATTTATAGCTCATAACAGCGGAGCAACACAGCTTTATTTTGATTATTACGGAGATGTAACAGGAGCTACTATTCCTAGTTCAATTGCTTCAAAGCCATTTGATAGCGTTCCCCTACTTTCAACTACAATAGAAAGTGCGTCTAATAGAATGTTTTTGGGTAATAACCTGTCCGGTTATGATACCCCAACTACAACATCATTAACTGTATCTGAAACAACGGCAATAGCCGGTGCTAATAAAAGGTTCTTTAAAAGTGAATCTTCTTATCAATTAGGTGTTGCTTTTTATGATAAAGCAAGAAGAAAGTCAGGTGTTATAACAAAAAATGATAACATTAGGACTACTCCAGAAAAAGTGTATACTCCAAATAGTAATTTTAATGTAATTCCTATAATAGCAAATTACGACTTTGCTGTTGATAATAATTTTGAATTTGATGTTGTGCAATTGGGTAATTTTACCGCAAGCGGAGGCGCACCCGGAAATGGAACTTCATTTACAGCTACATCCTCTTTTACTGCTGATATGTCTGTAAATATAATTGGTAATGTAACAGCGTTATCGCCCGGATTTACAGTGTTTAGAATAAGAATAATAAAAAATTATGGCTTACCGGCTATTGCAGAACAATTTTTTGATACAGCATCAATGGGGTTGCCATATTATTTTAATTCTACCTTGACTTTAAACAATTATGCTATAACAATTGGTGATGTATTTCAAGTTCAATTTATAAGTGCGGGTATTTGTGAATTGGAATGTTATGGCGGCTCACCTTTTACAATAGCATCAACTAGTACCGCATCAAGCAATGTGTTAACACTTAATTGGGCATTAAATAATAACAATACATTAAATGAAATACCTAGTTGGGCTTATTATTATTCTATTTTAAGAACAGGAAATTTAAAAACAAGATATTTTATAGATTCTTATAGTAGCACTAACAAATATGCATCTAAAAGCTTATCATTAACATCTCCTAACTTTGCTACTTATACTTATTCGGATACTTGGGACGCTACTACAACCAATGCGATAGCAATAGATACAACTGTATTATTACAATCCGGATTAGGGTATAATTATACAGAAGGTGATGTGTGTGTGCTTATTAATAGCAGTAGTGTAAGGTATGAGTTGCCGGTTATAGGTCAAGATGGAGCGTATATATTATTAAAATCAGCCTATTTAGTAAACTCATTATTAAATATTCCGTACATATACGAAATATATACTCCATACATAAGGGGAGAAAATGAACCCTTTTACGAGGTTGGTAATACATACGCAATAACAAATGCGGGAACTGTTAATAGGCAATATTCTACATTGTCTGGTAGTTTAATAGGTGATATTTTTGTATTTCAAAGACAATTTAATAATAGCGTATATTATTATGTAGAAGCAATGTCGCCAAATGACCTTTTTTTTAGAAATTGGTTTACTGACGAAGGGTTTGTTAATTTTGTTATTTTATTAGGGCAAAATAGAAATGAACACGAAATTAGATATTCTAATGTGTTTACAGCCGGAACTGAAAATAATGGATTAAGTACATTTGAGGCTTTGAATTATAAAACAATTCCATTAGGTACAGGTAGCATACAAAAACTACAATTAGCTTCAAAAACAACAGAACAGGGTGTTGTAATGTTATCCATTGGCTCTTTCCAAACTGCATCATGTTACTTGGGTGAAGTTCAATTAGTTGGTTCTTCTTCTAATTCATCTTTAGTTCAAGATACTGCTGTAATAGGTACAATTAATGTATTAAAAGGAATGTTTGGAACTACCGCTCCAGAAACGGTAGTTGAATATTTGGGTGTAATATTTTGGTATGATTTAAATAATGGAACTATTGTTCAATATAGCTCAAACGGGCTATTCCCGGTAAGTTCTTATAAGCAAGAGAAGTTATTTAAGAATTACGCAAAAGGTTATTTAGCAGCAAGCGAGGGTAATTTAGATAATATCAATGGATTTCATCATATACCAACATACGTTGACCCTTATCACAAAGAACTTGGTGTGACATTGCCGGGATTAATTTATGAAAATTATGCTGATACATTACCTAGTTATTCTTCAGTCCCATCTTACGCATCTTCTATTATTAATAGATTTGATATGTCTGATGGGTTAGCTAAAACCGTGACTTTTAATATTCAAGAAAACAAATGGGTAAGTGATTATCAATTCATTGCAGAACAATATGATTACTTTGACAATAGAATGTTTGGGTGGAAAAATGGCGCTTTATATGAATTTAATACAAATAGCTCTACGTGGAACACTTGGTTTGGACAACAATATCCTGTAAGAATATGCTGGGTTTTAAATAAGCCATTGAGCGGATTAAAGGATATGGCTGAAATTGTAATAGAAGGCAGTCAAGCGCCTGATTTTACAGTTATTTATACAACATTGCCTAATACGCAAATTACAGATTTGACAAGTTCTGATTTTACAAATCAAGAAGGTATTTTATATGCTAGAATATTAAGGGACAGGTTATCGCCAAATACAACAGGAACGGCAGACCAAAAGCTTAATACCGGAGATGTTGTACTTTCTCAAATCCCTCAAATTATGACTGAATTTCAATCTTACGAATCAATAATTTATGTTAATTTTGTTGATGTAGGGTTTAATTTATCAAGAGGACAAAATTTTATTCTAGGAAATCAATAAATTGTTTAATTTTAAATAAAAATATTATGTTCCCATTAATGACGGCTATATCAACAGGGATGAATTTATTAGGGTCTGTTAAAAAGTTAAAGTTAGGTCAGAGCCAAAATAAAATGGCAGATGAGATTAATCCTGAATGGAATAAGTATAGCAAAAACCCATTGGCTGCCCAAAATTTAGGGGCTGCCCAAAATTTATTTTACGGGAAAAATCGTGCATTTACACAAGCAGAGGCTAATATCAGACAAGCGCAATCAAACCAAATGTCAAATGCTCAAAGAAATGCAACAGATTCATCTACCTTATTAGCAACAGGAGCAGGAGCTGCTGGTCAAACTCAATCTGCTTTATCAAATTTAGCCGGTCAAGAATCTGGACAACAAGCAGGTCTTTTAGATAATTTAAGTAGAGCTTTTGCTATGTCTATTAACGAAGGAGATAAAGAAAACATTAGCGCACAACAAAAATATTTTGAAGATAAAGCTAATAAAGCGGCATTAAGACAAGGGGGATATCAGAACATGGGTAGTGCGTGGAGCGAACTTGGTGCAACTATTGGAGGACTTCAGGGATTTTTTAAAGATAAAGATGGTGATGACAGCGGTCAAAAAGACCAATATGCTGCATTAAGAGGGATGAATAGTAATATTGCAAATCAGCAGCAAAGAGTCGGGGCGAGTCCCGGATTGGCAACTCAAGATTTTACAAATGGGAATACTGGGAATAGAAGACCAATGCCGGCAAATATATCCCCTAATTATAGAGGAATTCCTATGGGTTCATTTGGGCAAAATTGGAATCCGATAACACCTTGGGGACAATAAAGCAATTTAAAAAAAATATATTATGGCAGCAGATGCAAGTTATGGTTTTGCTTTACCGGATTACTCTAAACAAATTAGAGAAAGTCAAGCAGCATTAGATAGAAAAAACGAAGAGCAAGCTCGTTATGACCAAGAGTTTGAATTAAAAAAAGGTGAGCTAGACGAAAGGAGAGCTGAACGAGAAGCTCAAGCTAGACAAAGAGGATTGTCGCAAATTCAATCTGGAGTTAGGTTAGACAGGATGCCTGTTGATGACCAAGCTTATATAGTATCACAAGATGCTTTGTCAAAGTTGCAATCTAATTTAATATCTAAATTAAATAATAAATCAATTGACCCCATTGCATTGCAGACTGAAATAAACGAGGGCATGAAGGGCATTACAAAGGCATCAAATACATTTATTTTAGAACATAATGAAGTTGATAAATTTGCAGATACAGTAGCGAAAGATAATCCATCAATAGATATCGTAAAACTTAAAAATAAATTAAGAGATGATGTTCGGAATAGGAGAATTAAAGAAGGGCAATTTGTTGACCCAAATCAAGTAGAAGATTCTGCGCTTATTGGTGAACTATCAAACCCAGAAAATTTATCACCATATATTACAGAATATAATGCACTAGATAATATAATAAAAGGTAAACAATCTTCTCGTAATATAGAGGCTAAACTTGGTACTCCTCAATCCTATACTACCTATTCAGGTAAAATGGGTTTTTGGAATAAGCCAACATTTGAAGTTGAACCTAGCGGATTTATAAAAAAAGGTGGAAAGATTCCATCTTTGACATATGGAGGAGTTGAAATAGCAAACGAACCGCTTCCAGCTAATTCGTTAAGTATGGTTGATGGCAAGAAGATTGATGAGCCATTAGATATGATTCCTCAAAGTGTATATGATAAATTTTTAACCGAAGGTGGAAATAATGCTCAATCTGAAATTGTTTCATTAGCGCAAAAGCAATTTACTCCAGAAGCGTACAAAAAATTTAGCCCACAAGAAAAAGGGTTTGCTAATAGAAATGCTTTATATAAATTTTTAAAAGATAAAGATAAAGAAGGGTTCGTGGGTTTATCCGAAAGCTCGTATAATCCTCCTCCATCATATGCTGGTCCAAGAGCAACAGAAGGAGAAAAAAGAGCTGTTATTATTGGTAAATACCTTGATACGTTAAAAAATGCGAGTCTTTCTGGTAATGAAGATGATATAACAAATGCTTTTGATAAGTTTTATGGGTTGAAAGGAGGTAAATATGAGTATGATGGAGTAAAAGTAGTTCCTGATAAAGACGGTAAAATTTCTCAAATTATAATTGGATTGAAAGATAAAGATGGTATAAAATATGAAACTTTAGATGTAAAAGACAAAAATTTTAAATCTAAATTAGGAGGAGTTTATCAAAAAATTTCAGGTAGTGAAACTGCTGCTGAAATTAAAGATTTAAACGATTTAGAAACAAAAAATAATGCTAAATTTACAGCAACAGGAAAAGGTGGAATTAAGATATTTTCACAAGATGGTGTAAATTGGGTTGATGCAAACGGTAAAAAAATACAATAATGCCAGATAACGATAAAATACAATTGCCTAAAGGATTTACGTTAGATGAATCTTTGGACACAGATATAAAATTGCCAAGTGGATTTACGTTAGATGAAGATGTAAAAAAAAAAGACCAACCTACACGTTCAGGATATTCGGTTACACCATTACCATCTCAAGATAAATTTGATATAGGAGAAGAAGTGTCTACTATTGGATATAAAAGTCCAATAGGTAAAGCTATTCAGAAAGATAAAATTAAAGGTAGTAATGTAGCCGGAGTATATAATACATTAGTTGGAAGTTTAGCATCAATTTCGGGCGGATTTACTTATATGGCTGATATACTTGGCGCTCAACCTTATATGCCTTTAAATGTAAGGGTTGCAACTGCGGAAGCAGATAGGAAGAAAGCCGTTAATTTTATAGAACAAGCTCGCTCATCAAGGTCAAGCAAAGAATTTGAGCAACAACAAAGTGAATTTGATGTTAGCCCAACAGAGGGTGGTGGTTTAATGAGTGGGGTAGACTGGGAGGATGTTAGAGGGTTGGCGTTTCAAGCACCTAAAACATTGTTAGAAATGGCTGCCGGAAGTATGTCTGGTGGTTTAACATTTGCTCAACAATCATTTAATGATAATGCAAAAGAATTAGAGGAAAGCGGGGAAGGTAAAAAATTAACCGATGTTCAAAAAGTAGGATATTTATTTGCACAAGCAGCGGCTCAAGCAGCTCTTGAAAAATTTTCTATAGATAAAATATTAAAAAATACAGGGTTAGCTAAAAGTATACAAAAGAAAATTACCGCAGAGGTTATTGAAGGATTTGCTCAAAAAGGCATAAAAGCTACTGCAAAAGAGGTTCAAGATGAGATGGTTAAAAAGGCAGCTAAAATATCTACTAAATTAAAAAATGTAGGTATAAAAGGAGTAGAAAGTGCTTTTGTGGAAGGAAGTACAGAAGGTATTCAGCAAGCGGCTTCGGATGCTATAAAAGTAGCAACTAATAAAATAGCAGAAAAAGAAGTTTTTAATGAAGAAGATATAAATAAAAACTTTTGGAAAAATGTTGTTAATAATGCCGTTATGGGTGCTGCAATGGGTGGCGTAACGGGAGCAGGGTTACAAGGCTTAAATAGTACTGACAAAGCGATTAGACAAGAGATTGCTAATGCAACAGGTGAAAAGAAGTTTTATGTTGATGATAAAGAAGTAACAGAAAATGAGTTTAGTCAATCTACAGGTAACAAGAAGGTTACCACTGATTTACAAAATATACAAGACCAAATCAACAAACAAGTAGAAGAAGGTAACTTAACCCCAGAAGAAGCAGAAGCAGCAAACATTACTGCACAACAATACGCAGAAATTGCAGGGAAGATTCCTACAACAGTATCAAAAGAAGATAAGTATAAAATTATAGGTGGTATTTCACAAAGAAATAGCTTACAACAAGATTTGCAAAAAGCTCGTGAAGAGATGATGGAAGTTGACCCTATATTTAGAAAAGAAAAGCAAGACCAAATTGATTTAATACAAGCTAAAATAGATGAAACGGGCGATTATTTAGAAGGTCTTGCAACAGGAAAGAAGCCAAGATATGTAAAAAGAGATGGTAAAAAAGGAGAAGAAACTACTTATTATAAAGTTAATGAAAATGGAGATAAAACTCCAATAAGTCAAGCTCGTTATGATTTAGCTAAAGCAATTAAGAAAGAAGATAGCAGAAAGAAAGCTCCTGTTGACGAAAATAGACGCAGAAGAGTAGAGCAATTTGATATATTATATGGTGTAAAATCAAATAATCCAGAATTTGATTTTCCTAATTCATTTGAAGAATTTAATAAGAAAATAGATAGCGACCCTAACTACCTTCCTGATTTATACAAGAGAGCGCAAAAGTACAAAGAAACAGGAGAAATTGCTGAAAATGAAATGGGTACAGAAGCATCTTTTATAGAGGCTATAAATCCGCCAGTAGAAAAAGATATTACAATAGCTGAAGTTGTAGATAAAAAAGGTACATACAAAGGGCAAAAAGGAACATTCTTGCAGGATGGGGATAGCATTGTATTTGAGAACGAGACTTCAGGAGAAAAATATGAAATAGGCAAAGCATCTGAAATACAAGAAAAACCGGCATCTGAATTTGATGTTAAATACGATGAGTCTTTGGTTTCAGTTGACGATAAAGGGAATATAAATGTAAGACAAAAGCCTTATATAAACAGATACTCAAATCCATTAAAAGCAATTAATAAGGATGAGAATGGAAATATAGTTTCCGTTAATCTAGAAACAGCTGATGGTAAAAAAAGAACATTTAAGGGAAGTATAGCTGAAGATATAGCTTATCAAATAAACTTGAAAGAAAAAAGTAAAAATGAGCCTAAAGCAGAAGTAGAAACAACAGTTGTTGAAGAACCAATGCAAGCAACAGAAAATGTTGAACCGTTTGTTGAAGTAAAAGAAGAAGTTGAGCCAGTTGAAGTAGTAGAAATACCACTTGATTTAGAAGAAAAAGGTGAACCAATAGGAAGCACATTAGAAGCTGAAAGAAGACGTAGTAATGGAGAAAGAATATTTGCAGTAACAGAACAAGATGAAGAACCTGTAGAAGTCACTTCTGTTGAAATGTTAAGGAGTTACACTCCTGACCAATTATTGGCTTATAAACCAACTGAAGTAGCTGAAGAAACAAAACCTGTTGAAATACCAAAAGAGGTATATAATCCTATAGTTGATAAAATAAGAAAGGGTATTCAAAAATTAAGTGATAAAGCTAAAATAAGTGTCTTAAAGGGTAAAAACTTTGCAAAAGCATTAGAAGATGCTGTTAAAACAGGTGGGGCTAATTTACAATCTTGGGGCGGATTTGAGAAAAAAGGATTTGAAGAATCACCTCAATGGAAAAAATTAATTGATGATGGTACTGTTAAATTAAATTTTGACATAAAAGGATTAGAAGGAAAACCAGTAGTAGTTATTAATCCTGATAATATGCTTACGGGAGAAGTCATTACAAAAAATGGTAACCCTATTGTAGATGGTAATGGTGGTATAAACTTTGTTACTAAATTTGGTGATGTTTGGGCATCTTCTGATAATGCTACAGCTAATACTTTAGCTAAATATATAAATGAAGCAAGACAAAAGGACATTGATGCTGGTGGAAATGGTACAATTCATGTTGTTGTTACAAAAGGGGATTTATCAAAATCTTTAACATCTCATACAGGTGCTAAAGCTGCAATGAAAGTTTTAGAATATTTTGTAGATAAAAAATTAGTTTCTTTATCTGATTTTAGAAAAGCATTAACTGAAGTTGGTAAAAAATATAATATAGATTTTGATGGTAGATTAGATGCTAAAGCTATTCACGATGATATATCTAAAAAATTTTTTGGTGTAAATGATTCTACATTTTCAAAAAGAGGTTTTTTTGTACAAGATATTATTGACCATTTAGCTAAAAATAGTAAAAGCGCTAAAGAAAATATTGGTAAAATAAGAGAATTACTTAATACTGAAGCTTTACCACAATCAACAGAAAGAAAAACAGGAGAGATTAGTTTTGCTAAAGAAGGTATAATTGATGCTATTGGTCATTTACTATCAGACAACATGACCGTTGGAGTAAAAAATAGTGAAGCATATGCAACTATTGAAATAAAACATCCAGTAAAAGTTGTTGATTTAAGTGGTAAAGAAGAAGGTCATGAAAGTTATCCATTTCATTTGCAACAATTTGATGAAAATGGCAATAAAGTTAAACCGGTATTAAATGTATTAAAAGAATCTCAACACGTTACAGATATATTAAATGATGCAAATAATAATGCTGTAGATAAAAAGGGAGGGGCGGGTAAATTTGGTAGTAATCAAATTGGGATGGCTAAAGGAGTAGTTAAACCAGCTTCTGAACATCCTAGTGGTGTTAATATGATGACAGATGCTACAGGAACGATTTATGGTTTTGAGCAAAATGGCAAAATTGTATTAAATGCTGATGTAATGAATGGTAATACTCCATTCCATGAAGCAGGTCATTTATGGTTAAGTTGGGCTAAAGAAAATAGAGAAGATTTGCATGATGCTGGGATGGCTAAAATAGAAGGTTCTAAATATCTTTCCGATGTTAAGAATAATCCAGTTTACCAAGAAAATGCATCTAAATTGCCTGAATCAGAAAGAGAAAATTATTTTAAATCAGAAGCTCTTGCAAAAGCTATAGGTGATAATGGAGAAAAATTTGTAACTGCTGCACAAAAAGCTGATTTTAAACAATGGTTAAAAGATTTATGGGATACAATTGCAATTCATTTTGGAATTAAAAATATGAATGCTGAACAAATATCTAATATGACATTAGATGAATTTTCTAAAAAAGTAGTTGCAGATATTGTTAGTCAAGAAGAACAAGTAGCAGCAGTTGATAAGCTAAAAGGAATAAAAAGCTTTAAAAATAAAAAGAATTTCATAAAGGATAATTTAAAAAATGAAGAAGATAAAAAAACGATAGATGAACTTGATTTTACAGAACAGGATTTAATTGAAATCGCAAAGTCAGAATTTGATTTACCAACATTTAAAAATATAAAAGATGCCGTACAAGAGCGAAGCACAGAGAAAATACTTCAACCAAAACAAGGAGAAGATGGAGAATCAGGGGGTGGACGTAAACGAATGGAACCAAGAGTCGAAGGGGAAACAACTACCGAAGAGGGTGCAGGCACAGAAGCAACACAGCCCGAAAGTACTACGGAAATCCCAGAAGAAATTGAAAATGTAGGATTGGATAATGGTGATGTAGATTATGTTAGAATAACAGCAGCAGATATAGGTGAATTAAGAAAAAGTCTTGGGCTTCCACCATATAAAGGATTACCTCTTGAAACTCATGAAATGTTAAGAGAAGCAGCTCAAGAGATGATTAAAAAAGGTGTAAGCGTTGAATCTTTGTATGATAAAATAAAATTAGGAAAGATTTTAACTAATTACGAAAATGCATTTATGGCTGAATATAGAGCTGCATTAGATTTGGAATTAAAAAATAATCCTTCTCCAGAATTATTAGCCAAGATTACTGAATTTGCTGATATATTCCAACAAAGTGCATCTCAAACTGGTAAGGCATTAGAAAGTTTAAAAATAATAAAAAAGCTTAACGAAGCTAACACATTATCAAACTTTTTATTAAGTAGACAAGAAGATAAAGGATATCCATTGACTCCTAAAATGATGATAGAAGAAACTGCTAAATTTGAAAAAATACAAGAAGCAAAGGAGCAATTACAAGAATCTGTTGACAATGATATTCAAGAGCAATTGAAAGCAGAGGTTGAAATGGAGTCAAAAAAAGAAAATAAAACAAAAGCTAAAAAATCTCATGAAGAATTTGTAAAAGAAAGAAATGATGCATTAGCAGCTGCAAGAGAAGCGGTAAAAAAAGTTAACAAAGGCGGTGGCGGATTGATGGCTTCTGCACCGGGATTACCTCAATTATTTGCAGTAGCTCCTCATATGAATAAATATGTTAGAAGTTTATTTGCCGAAGGTGTTTCTAAATTAGATGATATTGTTACTGAAGTACATAAAGAATTTTCTGGATTAATTGAAGGATTAACAAAAAGAGATGTAATAGATGTGATTGCAGGTAAATATAATCTTAAAAAGAAAACAGCTAATGATATAAGTGCAGGTATTAGAATGTTGCGCAGAGAAGCTGAATTATTAGGTTTACTTGAAAAAGCAAGACTTGGTCAAGAGGAAGCTAAATCTGAAGCCCAAATTCAAGAAAAAGGAAAAAGGATTCAGGAATTAGAAGCTAAAATAAAAGAGGTTAAAAAATTATATAAAGCAAAAGAATTATCAGAAGAAGGAGTTACTGAAGCTTTTAAAGAAAATTTAACAGATACTGAATACAATAAAAAAAGACAAAAATTTTTAGATAAAAAAATTGCAGAATTAGAAAGTGATTTAGAAAATAAGAACTACGATAAAGAAACAAAAGAAACTCCTAAATATACAATTTCTAAAAAGACAAAGCAAAAGATGGATAGGGTTATTGAGCTTGAAAAAGAACTTGCTATAGAAAGGTATAAAGAGCAATACAGTAAATTAAATAAGTGGCAAAAAGCATGGGAAACGGTAAAAAACATCACCGGTATAAGAAGGATAGTTCAAACTGCGCTTGATGCCTCTATTTGGTTTAGACAATTAGCAAAAGTGACATTAAACCCTAGAAAGTGGGATATTGCTGCAAAATTTTTATATGCCGGGTCTCAATCAGTATTTAGTCAAAAAAATTATGATAGATTAATGTATGGAATACAGCAATCTCCTGATTTTAAAAATATGGTTAAAGAAGGGATTAGATTTAATGATTTAAATGCAATTGATTCTAAAAATGTAAATGAATTTACAAATCCTCAAAGTATTGTTTATAAAATACCTATTATTAGAAATTTAATGGTTGCATCTCAAAGAATAGCTGATGCTTCTATGAATGTCGCCAGATATGAACTTTATCAAAAATATCAAAAAGTTTTATTGAGTAAGGGTATTACAAGAGAAAGCGACCCTAAAGTTTATGAAGGAATGGCTAAATGGGTAATGAATAGCACTGGTAGTGGAAATATGTTAAAATTATTAGAATCAAAAGCAGGACAGGAAACCGCAGGAACTTTGTTTTATGGTGCTAGATTAATGGCAGCAAATTTTAATACATTAAATTTAGCTTATTATGTAAAAATGCCTTCTGAAGTAAGAGAAATGGCATGGAAAGATATGGCTGCATATACATCTACAGTGATTATGTCAACATTAGCCTTGGCGGCGGCTGGTGGTACTGTATCTATGGACCCAGATGACCCTGAATTTTTACAAGTTAGATTTGGGAAAAAAGTTTACGACCTTACTGCTGGTCAAGCTCCATATATTAGAACATTTTTAAGAATAATAGAAGCATTTGGTGCAACTGGCAGTCAAGTTTTAGGGTATACAAGCAAATTTGAAGCTCGTAAATCAAGAGATTTTGCTTCAAATAGTGTTCTTAATTTTTTTAGAAATAAATTATCTCCAAATTATTCTTATGCAGTTAATGCTTATGTTGGTAAAAATACAATAGGTCAAGATTTTAATCCAATGGAAGTATTCCAAATATATCCAATGTATGCAGATGATGTTTACAATGCAGTTAAAGAAGATGGAATGGTATCATTATTAACTGTATTAATGCCTAATATTTTGGGAGTAGGTTTTTCTAGTTATTATTCAGATAAAACCATGAAGCCTATGGATGAAACAATAGAAATGGCTAAAAATAGTGATGAATTAAATCCTGAAACAATTAAGAAAGGGATGACTATGAAAGAGTTTAAGGAATATGCAGAAATGCGTGATAAATTAATTGAAGAAAAAATTACCAAATTATATAAAGAAGGTATATATGATAATAGGGAAGAAAAATATGTGCCTATTACAAAATCAACACCTGAAGAAATTACAGCAGCTATTATAAAAGCAAAAAGGCAAGCAACAACAGAATCTAAATCAAAATTTAATTCAAATAACGAAGAAGAGGATGATGAAAAATAACTAAAAATGAAACATGGAAACACTAGAAGAACTAAAACACAAACTTTCACTTTATGAACAAAATGGCGCAGCCAAATTATTTTACGCTTTAAATAGGAAGGCGAATGAAATGGCTGATTTATTGAATAAAACCAATATAAGCAATTTGTTACTTGATGACCCTAAAGACAAAACATTTGAAAGACTAAAAGTTATCTGGAACGACAGCGCTAGTATTTCCGCAGCCATTAAGGAATTAGGCATTTCAGCGGGCGTTACTGGGGATGAACAGAAAGATGTAGTCAAAAAACCATTTGTTGAAACTATAGCAGAGTCAAGAAAATAATGTTTGATAAAATAAAAATATACGGGGTAGAAATTAATCTACCTCCCGTCCCTGATGAGGTTGAGAATTGGGGAACTGATATTGCTAGTGAGCAGTATTGGAGAAGAAAAGAATTGCCTAAATTTTTTGAATCGGTAGAATACGATAAAGAAGGTAATGCGCTATTGGATTTAGAGCAATCTGATTTTGCAGCAAGAGAGGTAGATAGATGTAGAAAGGGGTTTTGGTTTTATAACAATGGAGTGCCAACTTTTCTTACAGGTAAACACTATTTTTATCTTCAATGGTGGAAGCTAGAGGATGATATTTATGGTGATTTCAGGGATGCAGATAGGCGTTATTTTTTGTTTCTAGACCATTGGGAAAAGACTCCTTGGTGTCTAGGTGTTGTTAGAGGTAAAAAGCGTAGAGAGGGTGCAACCTCGCAGGCGACATCAAATATCGTTTATGAGTGTATCTTTTATAAAAATAGCTTTTGCGGATTAACAAGCAAAACGCAGATAGATGCTAAAGCTGCATTTACAAACATGATTTCTTTTGGGTATAGGCAATTACCCGTGTTCTTAAAGCCAAAGCAATTAAATAACAAAGACAGCGTAAGTGAACTTGTATTTGCGCATAAGTCTGTAGAGGTAAAAGGTGGAAAAGGAAGTACAATTGACACAGATACCGGACATAGGTCTAAAATCGATTATAGAGCGCCTTCCTTGAACTCTTATGACTCCGGAAGGTTAAGTCGTGGACTATTTGATGAAGGCGGAAAATGGGCAAAAGAAAACCCATTCTCGACATTTATATCAATTGTAAGCAAGACACTTGTAAAGGGTGCTAAAAGGGTGGGATTTATAGAATGTCCATCAACATCCAATTCAATGACTAGTGGAGGAGAAGAATTTAAGATTGTTTGGGATAACGCAGACCATACTAAATACCTAAAAACTCCTAATAGACTTGCTAAATACTTTTCTCCGGCTTATGACGGGTACTTGGGTTTTATAGATAGATACGGGATGAGTGTTATTGACCCGCCAAACGAAGAGCAATATAAATTTTTAGTTGATAATTATGTAGGCGCAGGTGACCTTAATGAAGAAGATATTAAATTAGGCGCAAAAGAATATTTAAAAGAAAAAAGAAAAATTTTAGAAAGCGTACAATTAGAAGAAGAGATAAGGATGAACCCCTTTGATGAAAGGGAGATGTTTATGCTTCGGAATAATAATTGTCATTTTGATGCTGTATTACTTAACGATTTGTATGAAATATCTAAAATAAACGAAAAGGAAGTATTGGAATATGGCAATTGGATGTGGAAAGATGGCAAGCCTTTTACAGAGGCTGAATGGCATCCTACAACAAAAGAGAATGGTAGATGGACTATAGCTAAAAACTTTAAGCGACCTGAAGGTGAAACATATATAACTAGAGGGTCTTTATTTTTGCCTAAAAATCCTGTTCAATTTATTATGGGATGTGACCCATTTCAGAATTCAGTTGTGGAATATGGCGAAGGTTCTAAAGCCACAAGCTTGGTACTAAATAGATATGACATAGGCAATAATGACCCTGTATATAACATGATGTTTATTAGCAAGTATCACGCAAGACCTAGAATGGTAGAGTTATTCCATATGGATATGGTTTTACAATGCTTTGCTTATGGCGGACAGATATTGATAGAGGCTAAAATGGATGGCGGCTTGCGTAAGTTTTTTATAGATAATAACTGCGAAGCCTTCCTGATGAGATTGCCCGATAAAGCAAATTATGGTATTGACCCTAATGCCGATAATAAAGCACTTATGGTAAACCTATGGGAGCAGTATATATTAACGCATGGCAAGGAAGGTAAGTTGATATATCCGGAATTAATAGATGACAAGTACGATGGGCTTCTTAAATTCAATGTGAATGAAACCGAAGTAAGTGACCTTGTAATGGGAGGAGGATGGACGCTTGTTGCCGACTATTTTAAACGAGCAATTTTTAAGAAATCAGAAGATAGGATTAAGATAACAGACTTTTTTAAACAAACAAAAATAGCATAATGGCGTGGACTGACTTTTTTACGAAAATATTCGTTATAAATTTACCCGAAAGGACTGATAGGTTATTAGATGTAGCCGGAGAATTAGATAAATGGAGTATTCCGTATGAACTAGTTAATGCTATTAAGCATGAAAAAGGAGCAGAAGGACTACGCCTTACAGTGCAGGGTATATTTGAAAAAGCTGTTGAAAATAAATGGGATTCAGTATTGATTTTTGAAGATGACGCAATGTTTGTTGAATCGTGTGGCAACCCTAATGAAACAATGGAAAAGGTAGTAAAACAACTACCCGAAGCTTGGCATATATTACTATTAGGAGCGCAAGTTACTGGTGGTTTTAGAGCCAGAACTTCCCCTAATTTATTACGAGTAGAGAAGGCTTTTGCAACCCACGCATGGGCTTTGTCATTGCAGGGGATGAAAGAGATATTGGCGCAAGGCTTATATGCTCCAATAGATAATTGCATAGTAGAAAAAATTCAACCAATCGGACAGACTTACATAACATATCCGTTACTTTGCACACAGAAAGAAGGGATGTCTGATATAGGCGGTCAATTTATAGACTGGCGACCATTCATAGAAAATAGATACTATCAAAAACTAGGAGAAATACAACCATGAGAACATTATCAATCTGCATACCTACTTGGAATAGAGTAGAAATGACATTAAATAGTTTTAAGGAAGTTTACAATGATGATAGAGTAGAAGCTATTGTTATCGTAGATGATGCAAGCGATGAGCATATTTATAACAAATTAAAAGAAGAGTGCGATAAATTATCTAAAGTTAAATTATATAGAAATTTGACTAATAGAGATTGTTATGCTAATAAGTATGTTTCTATTAGCTTATCCCCTACCAACTATTGCATTATATTAGACTCTGATAATCAAATAGATACACTATATCTTGATAAGATTTTTGAACAAGAATGGGCGGAAGATATGATTTTAGCTCCAGATTGGGCAAAACCAACATTTAATTATACAGAGTATTCAGATTTAATAGTCAGTAAAGACAACTTAAAAGAATATATAGATAAGCCAATGTTTGAAACTTGTTTAAATTGTATGAATTATTTTGTAAACAAAAATACTTATTGTGATGTTTGGGATGCTACAACAGACCCCGTAACAAGTGATAGCTTATTCCAAAATTATAATTGGCTAATGTCAGGTAAGTATATTCATATTGTTCACGGGTTAAGGTATGAGCATTTAGTTCACAATCAATCTCACTATATAAATAATGTTCAAAGAACAGGTGATTTTAGAGAAATATTAATAGAAAAGATTAGGAAATTAAATTAAATTAATTAATTTTACTTATGGTATCTTTTACAAACGCAGGGAGAATGGGTAATTGGCTTTTTGAAGCGGCTACAGCAATGGCTTACGCTTTAAAGCATGATTTAGATTTTACTGTTCCAAATGTAAGCAGCAATCCAAAATGGAATCCTATTTATTGTTTACATTTAGTAAACTCTAGTTACAATCCTGATATTGAAAAAATACAATTATGGGAAGGGAAGCACTCGTATGAAGAGTTGCCTTTTGAAGAATCTTGGAGAGATAAAAATATAATAGTTGAAGGTTACAGGCAAACTGCAAAATACTTTGATGAATACAGAAGTGAGATTTTATATTTGTTAAAATTTGACTGGGTAAAGAAAGAGGGATATGTTGCAGTTCATGTTAGACGAGGAGATTATGTTACTTTAAGAGAAAAGCATCCTGAAGTTACTATTGAATGGTATGAAAAAGCTATGGCTATGTTTCCTAATTATAAATTCAAGTTTTTTTCTGATGACATTGCTTGGTGTATGGATGCGTTTAAGCATAGAAATGATTGCGAGTATTCCGGAAACACAGATGAACAAAGTGATTTAATAGAAATGAGTTGGTGTGAGCATCAAATATGTTCGCCTTCAACATTTTCATGGTGGGGAGCTTATTTAAATAGAAACGAAAATAAAAAAGTAATATTCCCGCAATTTTGGTTTAGTGCAGGATGGTGCGGATTAGATACAAGCGATATTGTAAACCCTGAATGGATAAAATTATGATTCAATTAACTATGTTTGATTTTCAGCATTTCTATCAAAGGATTGCAAAAGAGCTTCCAGATGATTGCAAAGTTTGTGAAGTTGGTGTTGCTGATGGCGATAGTGCCATTTACCTAGCACAAGAAATAAATAGACTTGGCAAGAAATTTAAGTTGTATATGGTAGATAACATGGATTATGGTGGTTATCTGCAAATGAAGACTATTTACCAAAATATTATAAAAAGCGGTTTAGGAGAGTTTATTGAAGTAGTTCCGTTTGCAAGTTTAGAATCAGTAAAATTATTCAATGATGGTTACCTTGATTTTTGCTTTATTGATTCGTCACATACTTACGAGGAAACTAAAAAAGAAATAAAAGCTTGGTATCCAAAAGTAAAAGACGAAAGTATATTAGCAGGGCATGATTACAATGCTTCTGATGTAAGAAAAGCGGTTGATGAGATTGTTCCGAAAGCATTTGTAAGAGATGATGTTAACGAGCAAAGTTTTAATCCAGAAATTGTGTTACATTCTGAAGATACTTTAAATGAATGGGGTTTATGGTGGTTAAAGAAACAATGGTATTTAAAATTAAATAAATAATTATGAAAACAGCTTTAGTTTGTGGCGCAGGTGGATTTATAGGTAGCCATATGGTTAAAAGATTAAAAAAAGATGGTTATTGGGTTAGAGGCGTAGATTTGAAATACCCAGAACATTCTGAAACAAAAGCAGATGAATTTATCGTTGGGGATTTAAGAGATGAGCAATTAGTTAGCAGGGTTTTATGGTCGCCAAAACAACATAATTTATTAGATAAGGATAATGCATTTGATTTAGTAATTCAAATGGCGGCGGATATGGGGGGCGCAGGGTATATTTTTTCAGGAGATAATGATGCAAATGTTATGCATAATTCTGCATTGGTAAATTTAAATATTGCATTTTATGCTTCCAAATGTGGCGTTAAAAAATTATTCTTTTCATCAAGCGCTTGCGCATACCCACAAGAAATACAAGAGTCTACAGATAACAAAGGTTTAAAAGAAAGCGATTGTTTTCCAGCTAACCCAGATAGCCCGTATGGATGGGAAAAGATATTTAGCGAAATACTATTTGATTCTTTTTATAGAAATTATGGTCTTGATATAAGAATAGCTAGATTCCATAATATATTTGGTGAAGAGGGTACTTGGGTTGGAGGCAAAGAAAAGGCTCCAGCTGCTGTTACTAGAAAGGTATGCGAAACAGAGGATGGAGGGGAAATAGAAATATGGGGAGATGGATTGCAAACAAGGTCTTTTTTATACATTGATGAATGTATAGAAGGTGTAATGAGATTGCTTGAATCTGATTATAGAAAACCAGTTAATATTGGTTCTGATGAAATTATATCTATTAACGATTTAGCTAAATTAGTAATTAGCATTTCGGGTAAAAATATAAAAATTAAAAATATAGAATCTAACGCAATAGGCGTAAGAGGAAGAAATTCAAATAATGAGTTAATACAAGAAGTTTTAGGGTGGCGACCATCAAAGCCTTTAAAAAAAGGATTAGAAAATTTATATGTTTGGATAGATAATCAAGTTAATAAAAACGCATGTATATGATGATATCATTTGACTATCTAGTCGACAAACACAAATTGGATATAAGGGGGGTATTGCATTTAGGGGCTTCTACCGGACAGGAAAGAGATGCCTATGACAATTATTGCAAGGGGAAAGTTATATGGGTAGAGGCTATACCTAAAGTTTATTTAGACCTCCAGCATAATATAAAACCATACCCACAACAAACAGCATATAATGTTTGCTTGAGCAATGTGGATGGCGATGAGGTTGTATTTAATGTTTCAAATAATGAAAGCCAAAGTTCATCAATTTTGGAATTAGGAGTTCATGCATTAATTCATCCTGAAGTGCATTATGTAGAACAAATAGCTATGAAAACACAAAGAGTAGATACATTGCTAAAAGATGTAGATGTATCTACTATTAATTTTCTGAATGTAGACTTACAAGGTGCGGAGCATTTAGCAATAGAGGGGATGGGCGATTTGATTAAAAATATTGACTACGCATTGCTTGAGGTGAATATGAAAGAAACGTATAAAGGGTGCATGTTGGTAGAGGAGCTTGATTATTTCATGCTACAAAGAGGATTTGAAAGAGTTGAAACGGGGGAGTGGGTAGCTGAAACATGGACAGACGCATTATATATCCGTAAATACAAAATATGATACATATACCAGAAGAATTTATTCCAACAATAAATACAGTATATCCTTGGGAAAATGATATTATATTTGAAGATTGGGTTTCACACGAGCATATCCCAAACACTGAAAGGCATTACCTTCCAATTCAATGGACAGCATATCATGTAAATAATAATTATGGTAATAATCCTGTAGCAAGAAAGCAATTACAAGACTATGTAGATAAGTTGCCTAAAGATTTAAAATATTGGACTATTTGCCAATATGATGACGGGGTAATGACTGATTTTAAAGATTTGGATATCTTGGTTTTTAGTATGAGCAAAAAGACGGGGGTGGAAATACCGTTATTGTGTAAGCCACATTCATACGAGTGGAATCATAGCAAGTCAATATTTGCATCATTTATTGGCACACATACGCATCCAATTAGGGAAAATGTATTTAACATACAGAATAAGGATTTTTATATTTCCGATAAGCAGCATGACATACAATCATTTTGCGATATAATCTCTCATTCATTATTCGGATTATGTCCAAGGGGGTATGGATTGAATAGTTTTAGAATAGCAGAATGTATGCAATACGAAACCATCCCTGTATATATTTCAGATGAATTTATTAGTTGCTTTGATGCTAATTTTGAAGACTATGGAATTATAATAGAAGAAAAGGATTCAAGTAAAATAGAGGAAATTTTAAAAAGCTACACTGATTTACAGATAGTAGATAAGCAGTTAAAAATCAAGGAGATATACAATGAATATTATACATACGAAGGGGCTTTTAACAAGATTAAAAACATTCTAAATGCAAATAGCAGTAATCCATAATTTTGATTCAGCTACTAGATTTGATATGTTAATGCAGGAATTTAAGACTCAAGGCATAAGAGATTTTAAATTTTTTCCGGCAGTTCATGATAGTCATTCGGTTAAGAAAGCTATAAATTTAGCACACAAACAATGCGTCAGGTATGCTTTAGATAATAATTTGCCTGAAATATGCATAATGGAAGACGATGTTCGTTTTACTAACAAAAATAGTTTTTCTTATTTTTTAGAGCATAAACCTGAAGATTTTGATGTATATTTAAGTGGTATTTATTTAGGAGAGATTTTAAAGGATAATTCAGTAAAAGAGTTTTCCGGATTTCATTGCTACATTGTAAATAAAAAATTCTATGAAACTTACTTATCCTTACCGGATGATGCTCACATTGACAGGGCATTGGCAGGTCTTGGAAAGTATTATGTATCTAGCCCTTTTATAGCAATTCAACACAATGGATTTTCCTATAATACAAAAATGGAAATGAATTACGATGACCTTTTGATAGGAAGAGAATTATATTAATTTAATTAATAAAATATATTTTGTTTTTTTTATTTACTTTTAATTAATTTTGGTAATAAATTTTATTTAGTTAATGCAACAAGCTACAAATACATACCCTAATCAACAGATTGACCCAAGGGAAAAAGGATATGATTGGATACTTCAATATTGCAAAGCGGCATGGGGTGATTCCCGTGGTTATGTGCCGAATAATATGTTGAACTTTGGTCAGTCTAAAATGAATGAAATAAGAGAGTATGCATTAGGAAGACAAAGCACTACAAAGTATAAAAAACTTTTGAATGTAGATGAGCAAACAGATAAAACATGGCTTAATACGGATTGGACTCCACCTTCATTTTTAACAAAGTATAGAGAGATAGCTATTTCAAAACTTGTTCAAAGGCGTTATGATTTGCAAGCATTTGCAGTTGACCCTTTAGCTAAAAGTGAAGAAGACGAGCGCTTTAATGAAATGAAAGTTAAAGTGATGATGCGTGAGGCTGCAATAAAGGCAGGTAATGAAGAATTGGCTAATAGCCCTGTTTTGAAACCAATGGAAGGCGAGCCTGAAGATATGGAGCAGTTGTTAATGGAACAACAATTTGGTTACAAACATGTTATGGCAATGGAAGCAGAATGTGCTATTGCTTTAACAATGTATAAAAATAAATTTGACGAGAAAAGAAAAAGAACTATTGAAAATTTATTTGATTTTGGTATTGGTGGATATACTGAATATATAGATGAGAATGGTGCGGTGAATGTAAGAGAGGTTAATCCTGAAAATTTAGTATTATCATATTGCGCAAAAAATGACTTTTCCGATTTAGTACATTTCGGAGAAGTTAGAGAAGTATATGTAGGGGACTTGGCACCTTATTTTTCCCCCGACCAATTAAATTTGATAGTTCAATCTGTAGCCGGACGCTTTGGTAACCCATCTAACTTTATGTATGGCACAGACTATTCAAAGTATTGGAATCGTTTTAAGGTGCTTATTTTAGATTTTGAATTCCTATCATGGAATGATTACACTTATAAAGAAGAAATAGATAACAGAGGTAATGCTCGCTTTGGTAAAACAAAGTATCAGGATTCAAGCAAGATGGATTTGGCGGTTAATGAGAAGGGAACGATTGAAAAGTTTGACTACGCAGGTTCTGTACCTAGTTTAGTTGACTCAAAGAGCAAAGGACAAGCCGAGCCTGTATATATGCCTGTTACTAAAAAGGTTGTTTATAAGTGTAAATGGTTAATTCAAACTGATTATATGTATGATTGGGGTATGTCTGAAAATCAAATTAGACAACCTTCGTCTTGGTGGGATACAAAATTAAACATCCAATTATACTCATGGAATTTCTATAAGATGCGTTTTGCAGGTATTACAGAAAGATTAATTCCATTAGAAGATAAAGCGTGTTTAGCTTGGTTCAGGCTTCAAAATATGTCTAATAAATTAATTCCGTATTTAATAAATATAGATTTAAATGCATTAGAAGGAGTTGATTTTGGTGGTGGTGGTGATAAGATGAACCCGACAAAGGTTATGGATTTTATATTTTCTAATTTTGTTGTACCTTATCGTTCAACTGATTTATTAAGTCAAAATCCAAACTACAAGCCAGTAAGCATTGAAGCTTCAGGGCAATTAGCTGTATTTGGTCAATTGTATCAAGAGTTGCAAAACACTATTGATATGATGCGTCAAATATCAGGATTAAATGAATTGACAGATGGCTCTACTCCTAATTCAAAAACATTAGTTCCAGTTGCAAATGCTGCAATGGAAAGTACTAATAATGCTTTATACTTATTAAGTTTTGCAGACAAACAATTAGTGCAAAATGTTGCAGACGCTATTGTTGCAAAAGTGCAAATAGCTGTTAAATTAGGCAAGGTAGAAGGTTATGGTAGAGCATTAGGTACGGAAACCGTTAAATTTTTTCAAATCAATCCTGATTTGTCTATTCATGAATTTGGTATATTTATTGAAGATAGCCCGTCTGATTACGAAAGACAACAATTAATACAAGAATTAAATATTAGAGATTCTCAAGGATTAATTGAGCCGGAAGATAAAATACTTGTAATGAGTTGCCGTAATTTAAAAATGGCATCAATGATACTTGCGTATAAGATTAAGAAGCGTAGAGAGAAGATGCAAGAGTTTGAATTGCAAAAGGTAAGAGAGGCTTCTCAAGGTAATGTAATGGCGACTCAAGCAGCAGAACAAGAAAAACGTATCACATTGCAAGACCAATTAAATGCAGATATAGCTAAAATTAATGCTGAAAAACAATGGGAATATATTATTCAAATGGGTAAGAAGGATAAAGATATTCAAGAAGCTGAAATACAAAAAGAAGCAAAAGTTATCGCTCAAAGAATAGCAGCAGACGCTAGAATAGCGGTAAGCGACAGGAAACAAGTACAAACAATGAAAACAAAATAAAATGGTAAAATCCTTATTATCTAAAAGTATGAAAAGCGTCTTGCAAGAGGCGTTATATCTAGAGTTATATCAATCTAATCTTTGGAAAGCTTTGGCTAACCAAATGCAACAATATGGCTTCTTTGGTACACAAAAATATTTTTTAACAGAAAGCGCTGAAGAATTAACGCATTATCAAATACATGTTGAGTTCCAAAATGATATGGGTGATTGTGCTGATATGCCATCAATTGAAGCTATTAAAGATAAGGTAAAGACTATTGGAGAATCTTTAGAAATAGGTTACGAAATGGAGCTTGAAGTGTATAATAAATATAAAGAGTTTTACAAGAAGGCAGAAGATGAGGATTGCGTTGTAGGACAATTTTTATTACAATTTTTGGAAATACAAAGAAAAGCAGTAGGTCATTATGGTGATTTGCTTGCAAAATATGAAACAGCTGAAGCAACTAAAGAGATATTAGAATTCGACCAACATATCAACGATGTTCCTTAAATATAATTTCGTAACGAAAAAACACAAACATGTCAGAAGAACAAAATCAACAAACAACACAAGAAGAAACAAAACCGGTTTACAAAGCTAGTACGGGTATCCCAAGCGTAGATGATTACAGAGAAGCCGAAAGTCATAACTTTAAAGCCGAGGGAAACGAAGCGCAGGTAGAAACGCAAACTCAAACTGTTCAAAATGAGAGTCCCGCAGCTATTGACAATACGCCACCTGAAGAAAATGCATCTTCATTCACAATGCCATTACTTGATGGAACAGATGGAGAAGAAGCTAATTCAGCAAGCGCAACAATTGGCGACTGGAAGGAAGAGTTAAAAAAAGCAAATCCAAAAGATATTCTAAAGGAATTAGGGTATGATGATTTTTTAGCGGAATTTGCAGAGTATAGAAAGAATGGAGGAGATGCGTATAAGTATTTAGAAGCAAGAGCATTTGATTGGGATACTGTATCGCATCAGGATTTGATTTTAGATGAATTAAAATCGCAATACCCCCATCTAACTGAAGATAAGGTTGAAAGATTATATCAGTCTAAATACAAGCAATCAGATATGGCATCTGATGAAGATAGAGAAATTGGATTAATTCAATTAGAAGCAGATGCAGAACTTGTAAGACAAAAAAGAGTTACCGAACAGAAGCAATTCCAAATACCAGAGCCTGCAAGAATGCAAGAGGCAAATACACAGGCAATGTATGAGGAGCAGCGGAAGTTAGAAATAGACCAATCACAAAAGATTATTCAATTTTTTCAGGAACACGAAGCCACTAAAAACTTATATCAAAGCAAGAGAGTTGCTATTGATTTGGGTGATAATGGTAAATTCAATTTCAATATTGATAAACCTGAAAATCTAATGTCAGTAGCGTTAGATTCGGAAAAATGGCAAAGAGCAATATCAGTAAATCCGCAAGAGGCAGATGTGAGCAAGCTTATTCCAGATGTCGCTAAATTGCAAAAAATTGCATTAGTGGCAATGAATCCAAACTACGAGAGAGATTTAGTGAACTATGGTAAATCATTGGGGCTGAAAGCTATTGTGGAAGAAGGGCAAAACGCACGAAGACCAATAGGTAATACGCCTGCCCAACCCAATGAATCGTTTGCTGAAGCTATTAAAACAAGAGCTAAAGTAAGCACACTAGGCAGGTAGAATTTATTTTACCCTTAAAAACAAAACAAAATGGCAAATATTGGAAATATAACCAAAGCCTACGTCAGCGCTATTGACCCAGTGCTTGACACGAGAGAGATTAACAAATTAGTTACCGACATCCAAAACGAAGATGCGTTAACCGACATTTTATGGTTGGGAGATAGAAAAAAACCAATCGCAACAGGTCAACCTTTGTACTACACATTTGTAAACGAAAGTTTATTTAAATTGTTAGATACAACAGGTGGTACAGTTAATGGTACAGGTACAACTTCATTAAACTTCACTTGTACAGCAGCGACTTCAGGTCAAGCTCGTAAAGATGATTTAGTGTTAGTTCCTACTGGTGCTATTTCTGCTATCGTTACAAACGTAGTATCTACTTCAGGTATTGATACAGTTTACATTAAGACAGTTTCTGGAGCTAACGCTACTTTAACTGCTGGTGATAAATTATCTTTATTCTCTGTAGCAGTTGGTGAGAATTCTGTTTCTCAAAGCAACTTACGTTTCGGTTTGACTCGTTACACTAACAAGTATCAAATCTTTAGAGAAATCTCTAAAATCACAGATGTACAAAACGCTGCTACAATCGAGGTAGAATTTAACGGACAAAACAAGTTTATCGTTAAAGACCATTTAGAGAAAGCAATCCGTTTAAAAGGACAAATCAATGCTGCTTATATTGCAGGTGATATGTCAGTTACAACTTTCAGCGATAGCAACCCTATCTTGACTGATGCTAACACTTCTGGCGGAGATGGTGGTGGACCGGTACAAACTACTCGTGGATTGAACAAATACATTGAAATGTATGGTTCTACATTAGTAAATGGTACTTTAGGTACAGTACAACAAACAAATATTGATAACGCTTTAGATGTGTTGATTTCTCAACGCTCTCCTAAAGATTATTTAGTATTTGGTTCTTCTGCTGCAAAGCGTGCGCATGATACATATTGGAAGGCTTTAGGTTCTTCTGGTGTTCAATCAGTACGTATTGTAGTTGATGGTAAAGAATTAGATTTGACTGTAGACAAAGTTAGCTACGGTGGATTTGATTTACATTACATGGCAATGCCAATTCAAGACCAACCGGTATTATTCAGCCAAACTACTATCAATAAGAGTGTTTACTACATTCCTTATAACAATAGAGTTAAAGTTGAAGGCGGTGGTTATGATTCAGCAATGCGTGTAAGATACGTACCTGCTCAAACCAAGTATGGTAATGACATGATTGGTGAAATCCATACAGGAGCATTATCTCCTGTTAATCCTAACGGAGATGCGATGAACTGGACATGTTCTTGGACAACTGCGCAGGGTTTAGAGTGCCTTGGAGTCCAGCACTTTTTACGTCAACAAGTTTTGTCGTAATTTTAATGATAAGGGGGGTGGGTTTTCCATCCCCTTTTATTATCTTTGCATAAACTATAATCAATGCAACAAGAATTTTGGAAGCCGGTAATTGGCGTAAAAGATAATTTATATGATGGTTATTATGAGGTAAGTAATTTAGGTAGAATAAAAATGCTTCCAAGATTATTAAGGCATAGTAAAGGGATAAGGGTTTCAAAAGAAAAAATTGTTGAAGGTTGTAATAGGCATGGTTATAAAACAGTTTCTTTTAAAAAGGATGGAATTAAAAAAACAATAGATGTCCACATATTAGTTGCGCGAGCATTTATTAAAAATCATAATCCTGATAAATTTAAAATTGTAAATCATTTAAATAGCGATAGAGCGGATAATAGAGTTGAAAATTTAGAATGGTGCGACCATAGTAGAAATGCAAAACACGCAATTGAGGCAGGTAAATTAAAGATAACAAGAGGAACGCAAAGAAGTACTGCCATATTGAATGAGGATAAGGTTTTGGCAATAAAATTGCTCTATAAAACAGGAAAGTTTTCTCATTGGAAACTAGCAAATATGTTTGATATTGGAAAAACAACAATTCAAGGAATTATAAACGGAACTAAATGGGCGCACGTAGCCTAATTTCATAACAAAAAAACACACAATATGCAAGTAGTTGGAAAATTCAACGCGATTTCAGAGGAATTAAAAAAGCAAATTCCTGCGTTAGAGGTTGGTCAAACAATCACATTTGAAATGCTTACCGGTCAAAAGAACAATGACCCTGATGAAAAAGAAAGACAAAAAAATCCTATGCTTTATCCTAAAGCAAATATTCCTTTAAGGGATAGAATTAAAGACCCTTATATAAAAGAAGGAAGCTCTTGGGTAGATATAGTAGTTGCTGATTCATGGGATAGAGATGATAATCCTAGAGAAAGATTTTTTATGCCGGGGATTAGTGATGGCTCTGGAGATTTTAAATTCGGAGGTAAGTTTTCATTAACCGGTGGAAACCAAAGAGATGAAGAGTTGTATGAGTTTTTGATGATTTCAAATTGGAATCAAGATAGTATTATAGGAGAAGGAGGAAGAGATAAAAGCAAAGCTCCTATGTGCAAGGTTATTAATCAAAAAGTTACAAGTCAAAAAGTTATGACTGGCTTTAACACATTAAAAGAGGCAATCAATATTGTTACCAAATTAAAACCTTCCGAAGCTCGTCAAATTGGTGCATCATTAAATTGGAATGAATTTACTGATGATGAAGTTATTTTAGCTCAAGTAGCTGATTTAGCTCGTACTAAACCTGAAGAGTTTTTAAGAGTTTATAATGACCCTAATAAACCAATTAAAGCATCTGTTAGAAAAGCATTAGATTCTGATGTTCTTAAATTTGATATTGCAACAGGAAAAGTTACTCTTGGTTCTCAAGAAATAACAACCATATCAAAAGAGGATAGAGGAAATGTTACAGAAGCTTTAACTCAATTTATTAATTCTGCAAAGAATGGTAAACAAGTTTTAGATAATATCAATAAACAATTAACTGAACCAGAAGTGGTATAGAATTAATTTAATTATTATAAGAAAAGCTCTTACTTAAAAAAAGTAGGAGCTTTTTATTTATAATACTATTATTTTTTGGTATTTTTGGTAAAAGTTTATATTATGCCATTTATAGAGAATTTTACCGCAACGCAATATATTTCAGTGCCTAATTTGATTGTATTTGATGATACAAGTACGGGTACAGATGCTGCTATTACTAGCAGAAGAGTATATATGCAAAAATCAGATGGAACATATCTTGTTGAAGCAGGAAATACTACAAATTATGAACTATTTCCTTTGGCAAGTGGTAATACAATTAGTTATGATGTTCTTGATAAAGATTACGCATTAACTATTACTGTAGAGTGGGGAAGTGTTACTTCTACAATTGGAGATTTTGTTGTACTACATAGTAAGACAGTTGATTATTGTTTTTCAACTTACTCAAAAATATATGATGTAAAATTATCTAAAGCTCAAGTTTCAAGCCCATCTTTATTAGATGGAGATAATTGGCTATCTACAAAATTTGCATTGACAACTTATATTAGAGCAGCCGATGATGCTGTTTTATTAGGGGCTGGTATAACAATTGCGCAATTATCTTTAAATAAGGCGAAATTTATTATTGACAACCCTAAACTTGTATTCTAATGCCAAGCACAGCAGATGTTATAGAGATAGCAAAGGTTTCAATATCTTTAGTTATTAAAGCTATTGAAAACCAACAAGAAAATGATTTAAGTCTTCCTAAAAAGTTGTCTACTGAATCTTATTTGCTTGAATGGGCGTATTCAAATAATTATACCGGAATAGATATAGATGGTTTTACTAACTATGTTTATGGAATGTGTGGAGGATATGCTTATCAAGCAGAAGGATTAATTGGTACAGGTGGTATCGTTGTCAATCCGGCATCAGGTGGCGCAAGAGTTCCAATACCATTGGGGCAATATGCAGGTACTGGAAATACTTCAATTACATTTTCTCAAGCAATTAATAAATCTTTACTTTCTGCTACAAGAGGAGCGCAGGGAATTGGAGAAATTATTTTTGTTGGCACGCCTACCGGAAATGATATTAGATGGGATAGTACAACAGGTACATTGACAGTTGCGTCTACGGTTCCTTTTTCAACTGGAGAATTTGTTAGAATTTTAGTTTATTAAGAAAAAAAATTTAAATGGCTATTCAATCACTCATTACAGGCGATATAAAAATAAGAAATGAAAACGGAGTTTTAGTTGCCGTTAATGGTATAGTAGCAGCCGATACTTCAGGAACTATAGGAACTTCAGGAAGTGCCGGAACGAGTGGAACAAGTGGCACAACGGGAACAAGTGGAACAACAGGCACTTCTGGAACAACAGGTACTTCAGGAACTAGCGGTACTTCGGGAACAAGTGGTAGCTCTGGTAGCTCAAGTACTTCAGGAACTAGTGGAACTACAGGTACGAGCGGAACAACAGGCACTTCTGGGACTAGCGGAACTACAGGCACATCGGGGACATCAGGGACTAGTGGAACGAGTGGTACAACAGGGACTTCTGGTACTAGCGGAACTACAGGAACTTCAGGTACGAGCGGAACTTCTGGTACTAGTGGAACTAGTGGTACTTCGGGTACAACAGGAACGAGCGGAACGAGTGGTACTTCAGCAACAAGCGGAACGAGCGGCACAACAGGAACATCTGGAAGCAGTGGTACTAGTGGTAGCTCTGGAACTTCGGGGACGACAGGAACAAGCGGAACAAGTGGTATAGACGGGACAAGTGGAACATCCGGAACAACAGGAACTTCTGGTTCAAGCGGAACTTCAGGTTCAAGCGGAACGAGTGGTACAACAGGAACTTCAGGAACCACAGGTACTAGTGGCTCTTCAGGAACAAGCGGATTAAATGGTACAAATGGAACAAGCGGCGTTAATGGTACAAATGGAACAAGCGGCATTTCGGGAACTTCTGGCACTTCAGGTGCTAACGGAACGAACGGAACAAGTGGTACTTCGGGTACAGCAGGAATTAGTGGTACTAGCGGAACCTCTGGCACTTCAGGAACGACTGGAACAAGCGGCACAAGTGGTACATCAGGTAGTTCAGGAACTTCAGGAACAAATGGAAGTGCTGGTACAAGTGGTACAGCAGGAACAGCGGGTACATCAGGTCGTAATGGTATAGATGGTACTTCAGGTGCTTCTATTGCTAACTGGTATGGTTCTTTTTCTGATAGTACAACACAAGTAATTACAGCGGCAAATACTCCAACAGCAATAACTTATAACACTGTTGAAATATCTAATGGTATAGCAATAAGTGGTTCTCAAATACAATATCAGCATGCAGGGGTATATGAAATAGGATATTCATTGCAAATAGAAAGAACAAGTGGAGGAAGTGCTGTTGATGTAGATATATTTTTAAGATTAAATGGTACAGATATTGTTAGAACAGATTCTATTTTAGCGATAAATAGTAATAATGCAAAAGCACTACCATTTGTTTCTAATATTTTCCAATTAGCGGCTAATGATTATTTAGAAGTATTATTTTGTTCTACAAGTGCAGCAGTTCAAGTAACAGGAGTGCCTGCTCAAACAGTGCCATACATTCATCCAGCAGCTCCATCTATTATTGTTGTAACAAAACAAGTAGGTATAGCTGTAGGTACAACTTCAGGAACAAGCGGTAGTGCTGGTTCATCTGGTAGCTCTGGTACTTCTGGTACTTCAGGAACTAGTGGCACTAGCGGTACATCAGGATATTCAGGAGATAAATATTATACAACATCAACAACAACTTTTACTCTTGGTAATGCAGGAACTTTAACAGTTGGAACAGGGTTGGCTTACTCTCCTGCTCAATCAATAATCGTAGTTTATAATGCTTCAAACTTCCAAGAGTGCGAGGTTATTTCATATAATAGTGGAACAGGTGCTTTACAATTTGCAGCTCCAACAAGAACTGTAGGTAGTGGAACTTATTCTGCATGGACAGTTAACCTAGATGGTGCTAGTGGTGGTGATGGTTCTTCAGGGACCTCTGGAACAAGTGGATTAAGTGGCACATCGGGAACTTCAGGATTAAGTGGTACATCTGGCACAAGCGGTACTACTGGTACTTCGGGTACAAGTGGTTTAAGCGGCACATCAGGAACTACTGGAACAAGCGGTTCTTCAGGAACAAGCGGTACGAGTGGTACAAATGGTACAGGTGGAACATCAGGTACTTCAGGCTCAACAGGAACTAGCGGTTCTTCAGGAACTACGGGAACTAGCGGAAGCTCTGGTACTAGTGGCTTAAGTGGTTCTAGCGGTTCTTCGGGAACTTCAGGAACAAGCGGCACAAATGGAACGGGTGGTACTTCGGGAACTAGTGGTACTAGCGGCTTAAGTGGTACATCAGGCACTTCAGGTTTATCAGGTTCTAGCGGAACAAGTGGTCTTTCAGGCACTTCAGGTTCTAGCGGAACAACAGGAACATCGGGTAGTTCAGGAACTAGTGGAAGTAGCGGAACAGCAGGAACAACGGGTACTAGTGGTACTAGCGGTATTAATGGAACAAGCGGTTCTTCGGGTACTACGGGTACTTCTGGCTCTAGTGGAACAAGTGGTTCTAGTGCAACAAGCGGAACTACGGGGACAAGCGGAACTAGCGGTTCAAGTGCTACAAGCGGAACTACAGGAACTTCAGGCACAAGTGGTACAGCAGGTACTAGTGGAACATCAGTAGCTGTATCTGGAACTACTAACTATGTTGTTAAATTTACAAGTGCAAGTACAATAGGGAATAGTTTAGTATATGATAATGGAAGTACAGTTTCAATTTCAACAAGTACAACTGTATTAAGTTTAGACAGAACGGGTGCAGGAACTGCCTTAATAGAATTAAAAACTAATGGCACTGTTAGGAGTTATTTTGGTGCTGATGCTTCAGTTCCATTTATATTCTTCAATCAATCTGCAAGTCCACTAATGCGGTTAAACGCTTCAGGTAACTTATCTGTTGGTAACAGCAATGATACCTACAAGCTAGATGTATCAGGTACTGCTAACTTCACAGGTGCATTGAGTGGAACAAGTGCAAGTTTCTCTAGTAGTGTAACGGCAGTAGAGTTTGGTGCAAGTGGTGGAATTTATGTAGCAAAAAATGGTTCTAATACACAAGGTTCAGGACCTTATTTTTTATTAGCAAATGCTGCGGTTTCTCAATTATGGTATCAACAATTAAACGCTTCTAATGGTATAGATTTTTGGTATAATGGTTCAGTAAAATTCAATATAGCATCAACAGGAGCTGCTACATTCTCTAGTAGTGTTGATGCAACAAAAGGTACATTTACTTCTGCTCCATCATTGGGTGGTGAGCAAATACGAGCATATAGTAATTCAGGTGCTAATACTTCTTATGGTGGTTTACTTGTTTTAAGTTCAACAGGTAAAGGTGGATATTTAACAAGCGGTGATAATAGTACAACAACTTGGTATGGTGCTCAAGCAGGTTATGTAACATTAGCAGGAACGGCAGGTGCTGCTATGAAATTTAGAGTTGATGCAGATGACACAAAAGGTCTTACTATTGCTACAACAGGAGCAGCTACATTTAGTGGAGATGTGGGTATAGGAGTAACACCTACTGCCAAATTAGATGTAAACGGAACTGTTTATATAAGAACAGGTGGTATTTTATATGTTGATAGTTTAAGAGGATATACAAGTGGAACATTAAGCACGACTTTAAGTCAACTTGCTTTATCTTCTAGTTTTGGTATAACAGGAGGCAATGTATTAATAGGAACTACTACCGATTCAGGCTACAAGCTAGATGTTAATGGTACAGGAAGGTTTAGTGGGCAGTTAGATGCTACTATATTAAATATTAGTTCAGGTACAAATGCTATTGCTACTATAAATTCAACTTATGTTGGTGGTGGATTTTTACAAATGAAAGCAAGTGGTACTGTTTATGGGTATGTTGGTTGTTCTTCATCAATATTAGCTGGTACTACAAATGATTTTGCAATAGTTTCAAGAATAGGAACATTAGAATTAGGTGCAAATAGTGCAAGAGGTTTAATATTTAGTACAACTAATGCCGCAACTTTTAGTAGTAGTGTAACACTATCCGCAACTGATTCAAGGTTATTAGGTGGAAATGCAACTGCAAGTGGAAGATTAGTAGTAAGTAATAGTGATACAAGTTCATATCTTACATTAAATGGACCAGGTAATACTACTCCGCATCAAGTAGTTTTAGGAGTAAATAGTATTAATGCCATAACATTAGCATCCACAGGGGCAGCTACATTTAGTAATACAATATCTTCGGGCGGCACAATTAATTCCGGAGATAGTATTACAATGATTGGAGAGTTATACTATGGAGGTGTTAGTAGCAATAGAAAATTAAGAGCGTATTCTTCGGGTTCGGAAGGTTCCGCTACTTTAAATTATTCATTTTGGACGGGTTCTGCTTGGTTTATTAGGTCAACATTAGATTCAAATGGTGCTGCAACATTTGTAAGTTCAGTTACCGCAACATCATTTTTTGAAAGTTCTTCAATTAAGGGTAAAGATATTATAGCTACTAACCCATTACTTGCATTAGACATTGATGTAATAAAATATACAAGGAAAAGTGATGAAAGTAAAGATATTAGATATGGTTATTCAGCAGAGCAAATACACTCATTAATGCCTGAACTTACTGACAAGGATGTAACTGCGGTAAAATATTTAGATGTGCATACGATTTTAATTGCTAATTTGCAAAAGGAAATAAGAGAGTTGAAAGCAAAAATAAATAATTAATGCCCCATATTTATAGACATATTAGGCTTGACAAAAACGAACCATTTTATGTTGGTATAGGTCTTGATGATATACCTAAACGAGCCTATGAAACAAAAAAAAGAAGAAGTCAATGGTGGAATAATATAGTTAATAAATACGGATATTCAGTTGATATTCTATTTGAAAATGTAACCATAGATTTTGCTAAAGAAAAAGAAAAGGAATTTATATCATTATACGGAAGGATAGATTTGGGAACAGGTACACTATGTAATCAAACAAATGGGGGGGATGGAATTAATGGTTGGAAAGCTACTCCTGAAACTAAATTAAAAATGAGTGAAGCCGCTAAAATTAGAGGTACTGCAATGTTAAATACCCCTGAAATTATTGAGAAAAGGGCAAATTCAATGAGAGGTAAAAAAAGAACACCTATTCAATGTGAGAGATTAGCAGCTTGGCAAAGGGGTATTCCAAAATCTAAAGAATTTAAGGAAAATATGAGTAAATCTATTATGCTAAATTCAGAACTAATTGAAAAAAGAAAAAATCAACCTAATTGCAAAAAAGTTTTGTGTCTAGATAATGGTGTTACATATAGAAGTTGTGCAGAAGCTGGAAGGCAACTAAATGTAGAAAGGTCAGCAATTTCTATGTGTTGTTTAGGTAAAAGAGATAATGCTAAAGGGTTAAAATTTATCTACGCTTTAGAACAAGAGATTAAAGAACTAAAAGCTAAAATGAATTAATATGACCATTATCATCTGTTTGACAGGAAATAGGTTTAGTGGTAACTTTTTAGATTGTTGGACACAAACTTTGTTATATCTAAATAGAAAAAATATTAATTTTGTAGTTAGTAGAAGAGAATGTTCTAATGTTTTTTTAGTTAGAAATTTAGTTTTAGGAACGCATATATCAAGGGGTAGAAATCAAAAGCCATTTAATGGTGAAATAGATTATGATTATATCCTATGGATTGATTGCGATACTGTTTGGAGTGTAGAAAATTTAGAAAATTTATTTAATACTGATGGCGATATAGTTAGTGGCTTGTATTTAATGCAAGATAAACGAAACTTTTCAGCAGTTGAGGTTTGGGATGAAGCCTATTTTAAAGAAAATTATGGCTTTAAATACATTAATATTACAGATATACAAAATTATAAAGAACCATTTGAAGTTAGCTATGCAGGTATGGGATTTATGTTAGTTAAAAAAGGAGTATTTGAGACCTTGCAATATCCATATTTTGAGGCTTTGCCGTTTGATTTTGGAGATGGTATATTTGAATACACTAGCGAGGATATTGGGTTTTGTTTAAAAGCAAAGAAACAAGGGTTTAATGTAATAGTAAACCCAAATATTATAGTAGGACACGAAAAAATGATAATATTATGAATTGGACAGATGTAGATGGAAATCAATGCTTTAGCTTTACTACATTACAAAATGCTGTTACTAATAGTTTTTTTGGTTTAAAAAATGCTATTACATCAAGCAGCGAAATGGTTACCGTAGCTGAAGCAGAATATCACGTATATATAAATGCCATAGGAGGCTCATCAAGTAGGCTACCCGTTAAAAGTAATTTGGTTTCTTCAGCAGGGCAACCATTTGATATATCTTGCGATGGGGCGGCAGTATCGGGGGGTGCTTGTGCATTAAGTACGGCATGTACTGCATATCTAATAGCAAGTACTCCGACATTTGGTGCTGTTATATATGCAGACCTTTATTTAACAACCATATATGATTTTACTGCATATACAGGTCCACATATAAAAATTCAATCAGATACAAACGTACCTTCAGTATATAGCAGAGCAAGAGTAGATACAACATCATCAACAATAAACACAACACCTGTTTCTTGTTAAAAAATTAATATATTTGTAAAAATAAAAAAAAATGAAAACAATTTCACCTATCCAAAGTTGGATAAATGGACAATCAGTGACGGCAACAGTTTTTAACTTGTATGTAATTGGGGGCGTATTAGGCTCTTCTGCATCATTTTATTATTCGTTATTAGACAGCAATTTAGCTGCCGTAGCACAAGGTAATTTAACCATGAGTGGCGAAGCTTATGCAGGTTGGGGTAATGACGATGAGTATGCGTGGCTTTGGGCAGCATCACCAGAAGTGCTTAATTTGACCATTACAGGCGATTATGTACCTCCCACCACTACTACCACCACAACGGAAGCTCCTGTAGAAACCACCACTACCACTGAAGCTCCCACTACGACCACTGAAGCTCCTACAATATAATTTTGTTAATTAATTTAATTAATCTAATTTTGTTAAAAATTATAAATTATGAAATCAATTGAATTAAAAGTAGCTAAAGAAAACATTAGCGGAAGGGACACTTTTTTAACCACTTATGATTTATTAAAATCAGCTATTAACAATCCAACTCAAGGAGGATTTAATGTAGATGAAATGACTAAAAGACTTCGTTTATTAAACGAGGTGGATAAGTATAAGTCTACATTTGAAATAGAAGAGGGTAAATTTGATGACTCCTTGTTAGAAAGAAAAGCCACATTGGAACTAGAAGATGCTGACTATACTAAACTAAAAGAGTTATTCAAAGAGATGAAATGGGGGGTGGTATCAAAGACGATTATTGAAATACATAACGAATTTGACAAATAGGCAATTTTTCCCCCAAAAGATAAAAACAAGCAGGCTTAAATACCTGCTTTTTTTATTGCGTCTATAACCATACTAGCGGGTATTGTCCTTTGACATTCAAAGTCTTTATTTCTAGGACAAAACAACCAATGCGGGTCTAATTTAATATTTGGGTCATTCCAACATCCATGACAGACATCTGGTTTGGTTATTCTATAACATTCAAACTCATGGTCTGATTCTGTAAAGTTAGAAATCATAACTATTTTTTGATTTAAAGCATAGGCTAGCCAAGACAAACCACTAGATAATCCTATAAATAGTTTAGCTCCTGCGATTACATCCATTGTATTTCTAATATCAGTATTGGTTATTTTGGTGCAATTATCAAATGGGTTATCTTCTTTTGAAACATTATATACATCGTAACCTAATCCATGCATATAATTTATTACTTCTTGCCATCCCTCTCTTGTCCAAAATTTACATTCCATTGTTGAATTAGTAGCAATAGCAACATAAGCAGGTCTGTTGCCAAGTATTTCATATATATTTTTAAGTTTAGGCTTAATTTCTTTAAATTCTAAACCTAATATATTAGTAGCTGCTTGTTGTAAAGGGATGGTATTACATAGCACAGGTTCTTTATTCTCATCCCACTTCCATCCTATTCTATAAAGGGCATAGCAATTTACCGTAGTCCCCGGCTCCACCAATTCTAATTCTGGATAATCTAATATATGGTTCCAATAGGTAGATAAAACAACTTTACAATCATGCTTCTTTTGGAATTCTAGGGCGTATCCTGTCCATGCAATTGAATCTCCTAGTGATTTACTATCCAATACTATAAAAACGGTCTTATTTGCCAAATTTAGGGTGTTTTTGTAGATGAGATGACCATCTTGCCAAACCTTTGCAGTCCATTTGGTAAAATATTGCCTATTTAAGCGCACCCAAGAATTAGATTTAATAGTGTTTTCGTAGTGGCATTTACCTTGTTCATCATAAAATTTAACCTTAAAATCACTATCCGACTCCCCCTTGATTTCCAAAAAAGCACCATCTACGAAATGTTGGTTAATGGATATCTTTTGTGTTTGTGCAGGCATTTGTAATAATTTCCTATAAGCTTCTTCGTGTTTAAAGGCAAATATTGGGGCGGTATTATCCGTTGGTATTTCGTAATTAGCTTTAATGATATATAAATCACTATCAATTGGCTGTAAATAATCGGTAAACATATCGCCATATTGAGGTAGATTCCTAGCTATAATAGGTAATCCATAACTAATCGCTTCACGCAAGACTAATGGGTTACATTCCCAAGTACTATTGAACATAAATATATCAGCCATTTCCATAAAAGTATCTATGTCTTTTCTTTCTCCCCATATTTTAACATTTTCAGGAATATCTTTCATAAGCGGTACCCAATAATCAGCAAAATTCATAGCTTGATTACCAACAAAATGGAATGTCATATCTGGGTATCTACGAGCAATTTCAAGTCCCTCACCTTGATTCTTGCCCGGAGTCCATAGTCCTACATTTAGAACATGCTTGCCTTCCCTTATAGCAAAACTTTCTTTTTTATCTATTGGATATTCTATTGTAACAAATTTAGATTCCATATTGGCAAATGTTTGCTCGTGATATGGAGTACAAAAAGAATATAAGTCTGGATGAAATATTTTTTCGTTATCTGGATTGAATATAATATCATGGCAAGTTTCTACAATTCTGTATTTCCTATCAGAACTATAAAGCTTTTTAATCATCTCCCTATCCAATCTTTCTGATGGTTCATCTATATGGATAATATCGGGTTGCCATTCTTCAATGACTTTGAATAGCTCCATTTTATTCTCATAAAGGGTAGTAAAATTACTACCAATTATTTCTTTTATAGCATTGCGTTGAACTACAAAATCCAAGCTATGACATTGATATTCTACTACATAATACTCATTATCAGTATATTCTTTAAGACTTTGGATTCTTTTAAGTATAAATTGCGGGCATCCACCTGTTGATAAGTGTGGTGCTAAAAATAATATCCTCATAGTTTTATAAATTCATTAATTTTTTCAATATTTTTTTCTCCATGAAAGAATAATAATTGTCTTTCTGTAGCAGGTATTTTTACCCAATCTGAAATCAAATTATCATATCCTGTAAATATTAAATTCTTCCTTAACCCATTAATGTAGCAATAGGGTAATCCTTTGTATTGCTTGTATTTCCAAAGAAGGCAGTTGGCTATTGTTTCTTCGTTAAATGGGGCGTACCAACCATTATTCCTCATTATGGAAGGGTGTTGGCACATCCATGACCATTCTGCCAACCAATCCAAACAATTCTGTCCCGCTACAAAATAACCAGTTTGTTTATACATTCCACGATTCTGCTGATTTATGCCAAATAATTCACAAGCCGGGGCTTCCAATGTGCCACTTAAATCATCTCTACTATCAGCTCCACCTCTGCCATTAACCAATAAGTATTCATATATCCCTTCTGTAAAGTAAGGATAGGCAGAATCAACATCAAAATAATCAAAGATTGAATCTACATTTTTTGTAGCTACACTATCAGTGTCTATATAAGCCACCAATTCAGCATAGTTTTCAAGTGCATGATGTATTATTTTGGGGCGTTCAATAAGTAATTTATATATCTGCTTATCTTCCCTATCAATAAAATCTTTTCTTTTGTTTAAATGTATTACATCACAATCCCATCTTATTGTAATGGTATTCATGACACTTACTTTCTTATCTGAATTAAGCATATAAACCAATATAGGAATATCATTGCTATTTCTAATAGAACGACAACAAGCATCCACAAGGTCAAAATAGGAATCATCAGCGTAAAGGATAAAAGCTTTTTCATATTTTGGTTTTTTGTTTATATAATAGCCGTAATACTCATTGCCATACAAAAGCTCCAATTCTGGATATCTTTGTCCCATTATTTCATGCGAAAGGTCAGGTTGTAAGTGGGTTTCATAGATATTCCCCTCATGCTCTCCTTGTTCCATTTGATATGGGATTGCTACAATAAAATATTTACAATGTTTAGATATATCTTTTATTAATCTTTGACCATCTTCAATGTTTAAATGCTCTAAAATATCTCCAAGTATGCACATATCATAGTTCTGAAGAGTAGGTGCATATACATCAAGCACATCCATTTCCATTACAACATCATATTTATCTTTAAGATTATACTTTTTTATATATGGTTCCCATATTTCTATAGCATCCATTTTATACCCATAATCTCGTAATAAATTACTATAAGTTCCGCATCCTGCACCAATATCTAATATTTTAGCATCTAAAGATACATTCTGTAATATCCAATTTTTTATTGAATCTTTGTATAATTGATAACTTGTTGGCATATTTTTTGAGCAAAGTTATATAATTAATTTAATTAAATTATCTTTATTACATGAAAATAGAAGTAAGCATAGGGGAAGTGGTAGACAAATATACCATTCTAACCATCAAAAAGCTATTCATACATGATAGCGAAAAGTTAGCAAATGTAGATAAGGAGTGGAAAATAATAAAATCCGCCCTATCAAGAAAGTATCCAGAAACATTAGTCGAGCCATTAACCCAAGAGCTTTACGACATAAACAAAAAGCTATGGAAGGTGGAAGATGACCTACGGGATTGCGAGCATAAAAGTTACTTTGGAGAGAGATTTGTGGAGTTGGCACGAGAAGTGTACCAATTAAATGATGTGAGAGCTATTATTAAAAAACAAATTAATATGAAATACGGCTCTGAATTGGTAGAAGAGAAGTCATATAAATAAAATGTGAAAATTGGTAAATATAATTGAATATTAATTATATTTGATAAAAAATTGACATGACTCAACATAATTTAGCGGACACATCGGCATCTATAAGCATACTATCGGCAGTCGTTACTATTAGTTCCATTCAGCCATTTGTAAGCTTAACTGCTGGATTGGTTGCTATTGTTTCGGGTATTTTTGCAATAAGGTACTACTATTGGAAAACCAAAGATGTAAAAAAAGATGGCAACAGCTAAAAACATTTTAATACTTTTATTAGTATTAGTTTTACTTTTTTTTGTAGTAGGTGATTCCACTTACATAAAAGACGACCACATAATAACAAGGGTAGATACCTTAATAAAGGACACTACAATATACAAATATAAGAAAGGGAAAGACATTCCTTTTGTCGTTTTAGACACAATCTACCAAGTAGATGAGATTCACGATACAATCAAAATTATATCCGATTATAGCCGCACATATGCGTATTACGATACGCTAAAAATAGATTCCGTACAATATGTTTATGTGAGCGACACTATTAGCCAAAACAAAATTTTAGGCAGAGGTTATGGCGGACATTTTGTACAAAAAACAATCACAATAAAGAACGACATTTACCACAAGCCTAAAAATGAATTGTTTTTGGGATTAATAGGCGATTACACAAGGCTTGATGGGAAGTTAGGAGTTGGAGTAGGGGTTATTTACAAGAAGCAAAAAGAGGGATATACATTTAATTATACAACCAATCACATAAGCGTAGGCTTATATAAAAAATTATTTTAAATATGATACCAATTAAATTTAAGGAGTTTGCATCCAACCCTGTCGTGGGTACTTTGTTTGTGGTTTTAGTAGCCATTGGCTATTTATATGTTGATGTGCGTTCTACCTTTCAAGGTCAGGCTAAAAATCAAGATGTAAAGATTGAGAAACTAGAAACTAGGCTGGATGTGGTTACAAATGCTTTACGCAAATGTGATTCAAGTTTAGCAGCAGCAAGTACCAAACTTTCTACTTTGGAGCAATTAGGTAAAATTCAAAAAATTAACTAATGAAATATTTATTTATTTTATTCTTATTTGGTTGCGGGGTATCTGCTCAAAAGATTGACAAGGATATTGAGTTTGAGGAATTAATGAAGCAAGTAGATGCAACTAATGTAAAATCTGCAACAGTTCTTGCAAAGGCAACTAAAAAGGAAAAACAATTAGTTACAAATGCAGTTGCAACCATTACTCAAATGAAAAGCGAAATTAGTGAACTAAAGAGTGAGATAAGTCAATTTAAAGTTGATACAATCTACATTCACGATACAATCCTGATTAAAGAGAAAAAGAATTTTTGGGGTAAGACTAAAACTGATACAACTAATTAAGATGAAGCAATTTTTCACTGAAGATAATGGTAGGTTATCAATGAAGCGTTTATGTGGTTTATTATGCGTTGTAGCGTTATGCATTACAATGTATCACAATTCATTTAGTGAGTTAAGTAAAGCACCTAGTGAAGCATTAGTTTATGCGGTTGCTAGTTTGGCTTTTGGATGTCTTGGATTAACTACAGCAGAAAAGATATTTAAAAAAGAAGAACCAAAATCATAATATATGAAAATTTCAGAACATTTAGATTTATCAGAAGTCATCCGTAGCGAAACTGCAAAGCGTCATGGCATTTCAAATATGCCAACAGAAGAACACATAGCTAACTTTAAATTGTTAGCAGAAAATGTATTTGAAAAAGTAAGGAATCATTTCCGTTGTCCTATCCACATTAGTTCGGGATACAGAAGCAAAGAACTTAATGCTTGTACGCCGGGGGCATCTAAAACATCAGACCATTGTTTTGGTCGTGCGCTTGACCTAGACCAACAAGGGCATAGTCATGGCATAACTAATAAAGAAGTGTTTGATTATATTAAAGATAATTTAAATTTCAAGCAATTAATCTGGGAAGGTGGTACGGAACAAGAGCCGGATTGGGTTCATGTAAGTTACGATGAAAGTAATCTTAAAAAAGAAGTTTTAAGGGCTACAAAAGTTAATGGTAAAATGACATATTCAAAATATTAATGGCATATTTATACCGACATATTAGGTTAGATAAAAATGAACCATTTTATATTGGTATTGGGAGTGATTCTAATTACAATAGAGCATATGAAATAAAAAAAGATAGAAGGAATATTGTTTGGTCTAGAATAGCATCAAAGTCTGAAATAGAAGTAGAGATAATGCTGGATGGGTTAAGTTGGGATAATGCTTGTGAAAAAGAGATTGAGTTCATTAAATTATATGGAAGAATAGACAATGGCAATGGGATATTATCCAATTTAACTGATGGCGGCGATGGTACTCTTGGAATAATTGTTAGTGAAAAAACAAGAAAAAAAAATAGCGAAAGAGTTAGTGGGAAAGGTAATCCAATGTATAATAAATCTCATTCTAAAGAATTAATAGAGCAAATAAGATTAAAAAATATTGGGAAGGTTGCTTGGAATAAAGGCTTAAAAACAGGTGCGAATATAAAATTATCAAAAGCTAAAAAAGGTTGGGTTGCTTGGAATAAAGGCTTAAAAAATGTTAATGGGGTATCATTATCTAAACTTGTTTTAAATCTTCAAAACGGAGTTTATTATCAATCTTGCAAAGAAGCATCTTTTGTATATGGGTACAAGCATAGTACATTAAAGTCGATGTTAAATGGAACTAAT